GAAACATTAACAATAGCACAAGGTGGTGGTATACAATCAGAAATGACTTCTGTAATTGGTGGTGGTACTATTACTATCACCAATACAGATAGAGGTTCTTCTCAGGATATATTTAAAAACGTAACCAATGGCAAGGCTACCATTGTAGCTAAAGGCAACGATGCTACCTTAACTTTTTTAGGTTGTGATGGAACAAATGTAGAGGTTGATGAAGAAGCAAAAACTGTAACTATCTGTGCTGTAAAGCAACAGTTATCTGTAATAGGTGAGGAACTTACTATAAGTCAGGGAAACACAGTAACCTTGCCAACCAATACAGGACCTCAAGGTCCTAAAGGAGACACAGGTGCCGCAGGAGCCGCAGGTGCAGCAGGTGCTAAAGGTGATAAAGGTGATACAGGACTAACAGGTGCCGCAGGAACCAATGGTACTAACGGGGCAGCCGGTGCCAAAGGTGATACGGGTGATACAGGAGCCACGGGTGCAACCGGTGCTGCCGGAACAAATGGTACTAATGGTGCAAAAGGAGATACAGGATCTACTGGACCACAAGGTGGACAAGGGATACAAGGTAATCCGGGAACTGCTGGAGCTAAGGGAGACACGGGAGCAGCTGGAGCAGCTGGAGCGGCTGGAGCAGCTGGGGCAAAAGGAGACACTGGAGCTCAAGGAGCAAAAGGTGATACTGGTTCACAAGGTCCAGCAGGACCTAATGGTGGAACATATCACTATACTAATTCAGGTGATAACCCAAGTAAATTTAGATTCTGGGGTACTTCATCTACTTATGGTATAGGAATGCAATCTGGTCAATCTTATGGATACCTAAATGACTATGCTACAGTATTCCAGATGAACAATTCTGCAGAACGTGGATGGGTTTGGAAATATGAAGGTCAGGCAAACACTGACGGTGCAATGTCATTAACAACTTCTGGTAATTTAAAAGTTAAAAATGTTGTTGATGCAGGATATGTAAGAATTAGTGGTGCAGATGTAATTAATAGTAAAGGAGAGTGGGTAGGTGACCCAACAGGTTTGACAGGACCCAAGGGAGATACAGGAAATACCGGTGCTCAAGGAATACAAGGTGTTACTGGATCTCAGGGACCAGCCGGAGATAGGGGAGCAACTGGTTCTCAAGGGGCTGCCGGAAGCAATGGAACTAATGGAATCAATGGAGCTAAGGGTGACACTGGCTCAACAGGACCTCAAGGCTCAACTGGAGCGGCTGGGGCTACAGGTGGACAAGGACCACAAGGTCCGCAGGGTGATAGGGGACCAGCAGGTAGTCAAGGACCAACAGGTGATAGAGGACCTACTGGTAATACTGGATCAACAGGAAGTCAAGGACCACAGGGAATACAAGGCCCTGCTGGATCTGCTGGGGCAACCGGAGCAAAAGGAGCAACCGGAGCAACTGGACCTCAAGGACCTCAAGGACCAAACTTTCCTGTAAGTATTGATGGGCAAGCAGATACAACAATAGTTAGAGTAGATGTTAGTGGAAAATTCAATTGTGCTACTTTTAAATTACTTGATGGTAGTACATTTAGTGTACAACTCTGTGGATAAAATATAAACTAACAATTATGGCAAAGAAGAAAAAAATATCAACTAAGAAAACGGCAACAAAAAAGAAAGTTGTTAAAAAGGTTATTAAAAAAGTAGAGGTGCCTGTAGTAAAGGAACACCTATCCCAAAGGTTTTATTTTGATATAGAGTCTTTAGTAACAGATGGTAACTCTTTAATAAAGGAAATAATATTTACTTATACAGGTTCATTGGTAATACCCAAGTCATTAAAATCATCATACGAAAAGAAAAGTGTTACTGTACACGGAACATATCTTGTAAAAGATACTGATGAAGGGATTGTAACAACACAAGATTATAAATCATTATCTAAAAATGATGTAAAATTATTCTTAGTAAAGTATTTACGTGATGAATATATAACAGGAATGCAGGATATAATCAAGAAAGATTTATTGCCTGATACAAATTTAGTTGTTGATCTTACTTGGTAGTTTATAAAATATTATTATCTTTGAAGAGTATACAAATTTAAAAACCAATTATAATGACAAAAGCAAAAAAGATTTCTAAAACGGAATTGACTGAAGTAAAAGAGCTTCAAAACCAAATTAATACATTACTCATGAATATTGGTAATGCTGAATTAGTCAAGAGTCAACTAGTATCTAGACATGCAGAATTGCAAGTTCAATGGAAGACTGTAAGTGAATCTCTTGAGAAAAAATATGGTTCAGTAAATATTAGTCTTGAAGATGGAACTATATCTGATATTGAAAAAGAAAAAGCAAGTTTAGAAAAAGCTTAAATTTCCTTTTCATAACTGTTTGCAAAATTTTTTAAAACTAGCATTAACTTGTTTGGTTTTAAAAAATTTTGTATATTATAAATGTATAGTTTACAATAAGGCAGTACATTATAGTAAAATAAAACATTTATGATCCCAACAAACTCAAGCGGCACCACAAATGGATGTGATAGCATATCTTCTAATTGTGTAGTATGGCAAGGACCAGATATATCCTGCATAGATTTATGTAATGGAGATACTATTTCAGAAGTAGTATTTAAATTAGCTACTAAATTATGTGACCTTATTGAAAGTGGTGTTCAAGCAAATCCTGATTTAGCAGGCTTAGATTTATCATGTTTAGATTTACCCGGAACTGAACCAACAGAGATAGTTCCTGTACTACAAGCTATGGTAGTACAAATATGTCTTAATGCTAATCCAAATACTAGAGTAGCACAAGCAGCTGATTTACCTATAATGACATTGCAAACATGTCTAATAAAAAATGATAAAAATGGTAATCCAGTAACTCAACTTCCTTTAGATGAGTACGCTACTTTGATAGCTCAACAAGTCTGTGAAAATGTTCAAGAGATAGTTGATATTAAAGCACAGATATCTAATATAAATACAAGACTTACTAGTATAGAAAATTGTGTATTTGTTGGTGGTGTATGCCAAGTTGGTTCATCAACTGAAGAGCAAATTATTCCAACATGTGTAAGTAGAGTTGGTCAATTGACTGACGTATCAGTAGTAGTTTTAGCACTTGAAAGTGCATTTTGTTCTTTAAGAGATGCTGTAGGTACTCCCGCATTAATTAGTAATGCTGTAGCACAAACAGTAATTATTGGTTCAACATCAATGTTAGGAACAGAAAATGCTACATATAATTCAATAGCAGGATATAATACATCACCGTCTACATTAGCTCAATCTGTGCAAAATGCTTGGATAGTTATAGATGACATGTATAATGCTATACAAAGCATACAAACTAATTGTTGTCCTGGTGGATGTGATTCAGTCATATTTCATTATTCTACATCAAGACAAACTAATACAGTAGGTGTAATAGAATTAATTAACTTTGATTTTACCGGATCAACAATACCTGTTGGATTTAATGATACATCAGGTCATTCAATTATTACATTAACTGATGCAAACGGTAGTTCACTTAGTTCAGTAGTAAATGTATCTTCATTGCAAAATAATGCATCTGGTATAAACATTTCTACTGGTTCATTAAATGTATTTCAAGATATAAGTATAACAGTTGACTTTGCAGTATCAAACGGTAGTGATACATGTGAATCAAGAATAACAAGCATATCCAATGGAATTGTACCATGCCCTGCTGTTTTGATAGATAATATAGCATCAACACAAGTAACTTTATCTTTTGCAAATAATTTAGGAATAACAGCACAATACACACTAGACTTATTACAATCAGGAGTTGTAGTAGATACAGAAGTATTTAATAATCCTGGTGGCTCAATAGCTCATACATTTACAGGTTTAACACCTAATACAGCATATGAAGCTAAATTAAAAATAGTTATTGATGGTGCTACAAAAGAATGTCCAATTGTTACAAGTTTTACAACTGTAGCAGGAGCTGCTCCTTGTAGTGAAGGAATGGATGTAGCATTTGTTTTAGACTATACGGGAAGTATGGGTGGTATTATAGAAAATGTAAAATCAGGTGTAGCCTCTCTTGTTAGCACAATAGATGCATCATCAGGTTCTAATGATTATAGATTAGCATTAATTACTGCAGATGAAAGCAGTGGGGATGCAGCTTATAGTGCTTGTGCAGACTATACTAGTTTACCAAATAATCAAAAAGTATCAAATTTAGGAACAAGTGGTAACTATCAACATATAACATCTTGGGAACAATTTTCTAATAACAATGGAACAACTTTTACATCACAATTAGATAAACTAAATGGAGGTGTTGATGGAACATGTGTTAATCTAGGTGATGGTATTAATGGTCCTGAACCATGTGATTATGCTGCACAACTAGTTGTTGGGGCTGCTGCATTAAGTGGAACCTTAAGAAGTAATGTAGCTAAGTATGTTATTATTGTAACTGATAATTTACCAGGAGGAACAGCAGATTCATTTAATACACAAACATGGTCTGGTATTCAGTCAATGATAGCTTTTGCAAATGATAATGGAATTAAATATAATGTTTGTGGACCTGGTGTAAATTTAAGTGGAACTATACCTCCTATGACAGATCCTGTATTTCCATGGCGTGAATTAGCAACACAAACAGGTGGTGTATATAATGCATCAGCAGATGCATCTCAAATTAGTGCGGACATAGTATCAGGTTGCTCATAAAATAAAAAATAAAAAATGGCTTGTAATTGTACAAAATGTAATAAAAACTGTAGTTGCGCTGACACAGCAATAACTAATGCATGTACTTATACTGATTGTAGTGTAGGTAGTGAAAGATGTGATGACGTTCAATGTGCATCTTGTGTTAGCTATTGTGGGACTTCCTTTCAAATAGGTAATACTAATAGTAAAATAGTTATAACCTCCGGTGAACGGTTGGATTCTATTATACAAAAGTTTTCTATGATACTATCAAATGGGTTAGGAGCTTGTACATCAAATGACGTACAACATGATCCATATAATGTATATGCTGGTGTAGTTACTAGTAGTACAATAAATGTTATATGGAATGGTATATGGAGTAATAGTACAGGTATAAATATATATACTGCACCTCAAATAGGTGGAGGAAGTAATGTTTGGACACTGCAAAATAGTACACCAATTGTTACTACAGTAAATAATTTTACTATAACAAATTTAATAGCAAGTACTGCATATAAAGTAAAAGTTGTTGATAACGGCAACAGTGCTGCATGTAAACCAATAGAGCTTTTAATTTCTACTCTAGCAGCATAAAAAAACAACACGTGGTGGTTTGTTGGTTTTCTACTACAAACGTTGGGAGAGGCCGGGTATTACCCCGGTCTCTTTTTTTTTTATATCTTTACAATAATCAAAAAAAATCTTATGGACAATTTAAAACAGAGAGTATTAGAATCATTAAAGTGGAAAAAGCATCCTTCAATCAGTAGTGAAAGACTTGGTATAACTGAGAAACAATACAAAAATATCAAAAAAGAATTATTAGCTGAGAGGAAGAATAAGAAAAAGAAATCAATATTTTTTAGCAAAGCGGCAGAAAATGCTCAGGTTGTAGAAGCAATTGATTTAGAAAGAGGAGAAGGTAGGATATCAGGAACTTTTGATCATGAACCAAAAAGTGCAGAAGAAATAATTGAGTTACTGAAAATAGATACTGACAGATGGAAGCTGTCTCAGTATTGGAATAAACAAATGGGTGATCACTGGAGAGTATCAGCATTAGTATCTCAAATTAAAAACCCAGAGGAAAAGCTTTTTAAAGAGCTATTAGAAAACTGGAAACCTAAGACTTATAAATTACCTAAAGTGAATCTTAAGAATATTGTTTCAAATGATCCTGTATGTGGTGTAATATCATTACAAGATATTCATTTTGGAAAAGAAGGTAATGACACTATAGATAAAGATTTTGAAGATACAGTAATGTATTTAATACAAAAGGCAGCCCCAGTTAATTATATAGAAAGAATGTACTTTGTTGTAGGAGGTGATTTAATCAACATGGATACGTTTTCTGGCACTACTACTAGTGGTACACCATTAGATAATTGTATGAGCGCTACAGAGGCTTATATGCAAGCCTTTGATGCAATGCATTGGGCTATTAATTATATTAAAGCTTATTGTAAAGAATTAGTTGTTGTATATGTTCCTGGTAATCATGATAGATTATCATCTTATCATTTAGTACATGCACTATCAAAATCTATTGTTAGTGATGAGATAGTTTGGGATACTAAATATGAAGAAAGAAAAGTCCATGTTTGGCATAATAACTTTAATGCTTTTGAGCATGGTGATAAACGTAGTAAAAATAACCCTTTGATATATGCATCAGAATACCCTAAGCAATGGGGTGCTACAACAAATAGAACGTTATTCAAAGGTCATATACATACAGATAGGAAGGTTGAGTATATGACATCAAATGAGACAGCAGGTTTTATTGAAAAGACTCTACCAAGTTTAGGAAAAACTGATTACTATCATTATAGCAATAAATATGTTGGTAACAGAAGATCTGGTAAACTTGAATTACAACACCCTACAATGGGTAATATATGTGAATTAACATATCAAGCATTGTAAACACCTCACTTTTAATTTCATTAAGTGGGGTTTTTTTTGTAAATTATAAATATAACTGTATGATCAACAATTTTAAAAAACCCAATTTAAATGCTCCTAGATATAGAGAGAAAAGACTTGGGTTATTAAATGAAGAAACATTTAAGGAGTTTAAAGATAAAAAACCTTTATACTCTAAGATAGATAACGTTAAATTAAAAAAGATAATTAAATTATATAACATTAAACTTTGGAATACTGTAGTAGATAATAGAGATGGTGTAGAGTTACCTGATTCATTGGGTTACTTGTTTATTGGAACATGCCCTTCATCTAAATCAATTAATACAAATTATGCATTATCAAAACAATATGGTAAAGTTTTACAAAATAAAAATTGGGACACTGATGGTAATTTAGGAAAAATATTTTATACAAACTACTCAACTAAATATAGATTTAAGAATAGAGAGTTGTGGAGGTTTGTAGCATGCAGAGAATTTAAAAGAAGCGTTGCAAAAAGTTATCCTGTCAACTGGACTAAGTATTTAGTTATGAAAAATAAATATAAGGTGGCTCATCTTTATGATGAAAACCCTGAAGAAACCAGCAAAGCATTAAAGTATTATAATGAATTTGAAAAATAAAAAACATGGCAACAATAGCAGAAACAATATCTAGAATTAGAGGCCAAGTAAAAGCAGAGGTTCAAGATGCCTTTACTACTGATAGATATATTTATAGCTTAATTGAAAAGTACGCTCAGGTTTTAATGAGAAGGCAAGATTACGCAAATAAATTATTAAAATTTAATTCAGTTTGGAAAACATTACCCTATGTAGAATTAATTGACGTAGATAAAGTTGAAGCACACTGTGCCGGAATACAAAGTGGATGTACAATAAAACGTACAAAACATAGATTACCTTCAATGTTTGAAGGTTACTGGGGTCCACTAATACGTACCATTAGTTCAATAGATGGTTCACAAGAGTTACAAGGGACTCAGCCTGGTACATATACTTCCTTAACCAAAAGCACATCATTTAAATATAATAAAACTCTTTATTTTTGGTGGCTTGATGGATATATCTATTGTCCAAATATAGTTTGGGATGCAATTAAAGTAGAAGGAGTTTTTGATTCAGACATTACAAAATGGAATTGTGATACTGAGGATGATTGTACACCTAGATATGAACAAGAAATATATATACCTGAAGCATTGTTTGCTGAAATAGAAAGTCAAGTTATACAGACTATGGTGGGTACATTAAAAATACCATCTGATGATTCAGATAATAAACGTAACCTAGCAAGAACATAAAATTAAAATAATGGGTGTATCACAAAAATATAGAACATTTAGTCAACTAATGGAAGACGTATCTATTGATTTTTCTAACTATGCGTTAGAAGGAATGATAGAACCTGCACAATTAATTAAAGTTGCACAAAGAGTAAATTATGATTTAGGTTTACGTATACACAGAACTAAAGAAGTTATTATAGATATAGAACATGGCAGAGGTCAATTACCTTCTGACTTTCAATATCTAAATTATGCATTTAGATGTGGCTCATATACAGTAAACAATTCTATGCCATCAGGTACACATGTAGAAACATATAATGATGTACCTTATGTACCAGCACCAAGTGATGCTGTACCATGTGAAGATGGAGAAGCTTGTAAGGACGTATGTGTAGTTAAGACATGCAATGATAAGAATCAGTATCAATTAGTACAAAGAGTGGGTGGTGGTCAATTTAGAACATTTACAGACTGGACTGAACTAAGAATAAAAAACGTTAATGATAAAGTTTGTTATTGTCCTAGTCTGGGAGCACAAGCAATAGATATAGCAGAAATTAAAGATGGTTTTTTAATTACAACTTTCCGTACAGGTAAAGTCTATTTAAGTTTTCAAGGAGCAATGGAAAATGCCGAAGGAGATTTGCTAGTATTAGATCAACCATATTGTAATGAATATTATGAGTATGCAATAAAACAAAGAATATTAGAAAATATGGTTTGGAATGGTGAAAATGTATCACAGCAATTAGGTTTAGTAGAAACTAGATTGAGAGCAGCAAGAAATAATGCACTTAGTTTTGTCAATACACCTGACTTCCAAGAGATGAGAAAAGTATGGACAATGAATAGAAGAGCACAATATCATAATTATTATAATATGTTTTTAAGTTATGCTCCTGCAAATCCAAGAGTTATAACAGCACCGTCTGTTTCAGGATCATCAGCGTCATGTCCAACTTGTTAAAGAAGTAATATATTATGGCAAAAAAGGAATCTTCTTCTCCACGTGCATCTGCACAAGGAACATCTTCAGTAAATACAAATTCATTTACTAAAGGTATGAATAAAGATGTTGCTCCTTCTTTTGAAGGTAGGGAATCATGGTGGCATGCACGTAATGCAGCAAATAATTCTGAAGATGGGGATTTAGGAATGATAGGTAATGAGCCATCAAATTTAATGTGCGGTGTCATACCTTATACAGTTATAGGTGCAATACATAGATATGGAGATGAATGGGTTATTTATTCTACAGATGATATAAACTCTGAGATAGGTACATTTGATGATAGTGAATGTACATACACAACATTAGTAAATGATCAGTGTTTAAACTTCAACAAAAAGTTTTTAATTACCGGAGCTGCAAAAGAAAATTTTGATTGTACATGGCAAGTATATTGGGATGATGGTAACAACCCATCAAGAACATTAAATATAGATAAAATCCCATGGAATCAAATACAAGTTACAGGTCCAGATATTGATGGTTCTGATTGTGTTGAGTATGAAGATGTTATTCCTAGAACACTAAATTGTGAAAAAATAAGATTGGCCCCATTAGTTGATACACCTTGTATTAATTTATCTCAGTCAGTTGATTCAGGTATGATTTCTAATGGATCTTATCAAGCATTTATAGCTTATACAGAAAATGAGCAAAAGGTAGGAGATTACATAGGTATTTCAAACATCCAAACAATATTTGATCATTTAGGTACTAGTGGATCATTAGATATTGAAGTTTCCAATTTAGATGAAAAATATGAATACTATGAGTTAGTAATACTTAGAAGAAATCAAGGTCAAACATCTGCCAAGAAAATAGGATTATATAGTACACAACAAAAGAAAATTAACATTGATTATATTGATGAGGCACTTCCTCCTGTAGACTTAATTCAAATACCTTTGATGAGTCCTGCTTATGAAAAGTCTGAATCAATGTTTGTTGTAAATGACTGGCTTATAAGACAAGGACCTGTTGAACAATTTGATTTTAACTATCAACCACTGGCAAATAATATAAAGGTAGAATGGGTAACTAATTCTTTACCTTCTAACTATTATCACAAGGGAGGAAATAAATATAATTTTTTGCGTGATGAGCAGTATGCTTTTTTTATAAGATGGATATATAATACAGGAGAAAGATCTTCTTCATATCATATACCTGGTAGGGCTCCAGAGATGTATAATGTTGTAACTAGACAAATTACAAATGTACCTGGTCCTAATGTTTATAATGAAGATCAACTTTTTAATGGAGCTAATGTATTAAATACAATAGATGGAGAAAAACTATTTAAAGTTTATAATACAGCATCTGTTGAAAGTACTGCTGTCTCACAGTTACCTGATGGATCTACAATAACATCTAGAGGTAATATGGGTTATTGGGAATCAACAGAAAGATATCCAAATGAACCAGACATATGGGGTGATTTATGTGGTAAGTATATAAGACATCATAAAATGCCAACCGAAGAAGTTGGACCTACTGTTGCGTTATCAAATACTGGAATAGATTTAATAAACATTTTAGGAGTTCAATTTAATAACATTGAAAGACCTAAATATAATGATGGTACATATATACCAAATGTAGTAGGTTATGAGATTCTAAGAGGCTCAAGACTAGGAGCTAAATCTATATTAGGAAAGGGCTTGTTTAGAAACATGAGAGAATATAAAGTGCCTAATCCAGAAGATTTAATAGGTGGCACAGATGTTCAAGGTTTATATCCTAATCATCCTTATAATGATTTAAGACCTGATGTATATTTTCAAGATGGTGCTAATGAAAAACTAACTGAAGGATGTAATGACTTTGGAGAATCTATAGGTGATTATAAAGCTTTAACTGGATATTCAAAATCAGTTTTTACATTCTCATCTCCTGACTTAATGTTTAAGCAGCCTTTCTTAAATGCATATGAGACACGTTTATATGGTCAATTATCAGGAAGATCATCAGGGTACTTTATACCATCAGAAGATCATCCTCAACAAAAAATAATAAGAGGGATTGCTGCATTTGCGTCAGCTATAATTGGATTTGGTTATGCCTTGTATCAGTTAAGAGGTACTACTGGTAGAAATGCTACAAGTAATAGTTCTAATTTATCTAGTGTTACACAAGAAGCAATTGACGGTAAAGCACAAAGAGGAGGTGGTGGATCTGTTATTTTAACAGTACCACCCGGTGTTGCTTCAGTAAACTTAAATGGTAGAACTGGTGGAGAAATCTCTGGTATGCAACAACCATGGGATGAGAGATTTGATGATTACATTGATGCTGCAAGAGATCAAGCTGTTGAATCAGCTGAAGCTGGAGGAGGAAATGAAAATATAGCAGGAGTAGATTTTGACTCTGACTCTACAAACTTACTTGATACATTAGCAGGGATAGGTGACTTATATACTGGTGGTACATTTACAGCTAATGCAGAGAAATACAATGCTGAAAAAAATGCAGAAGATGGTGCAATTCCCGGAATTCAATCGGGTAAGGTAGAAAAGACACGTAGTAATGATACTAATGTATCAAACTTACCTCACTTTCTTAAAGTTGTTACAAATGTATTAAGTACACAAACAAATATTGCTATTGCAGGTAATGAGATTATTGATGCGTTTTATAATTCTACTGATTACAGAGACTACATGTGGAAATATAATTCTGATGGTCAGTTTACAGATTTTACACCAATTAACAATGATTTATGGAGAATTAAAAATGAAGACTCTAATTATTTAGGATCATCATTTCAAACATTTGATAGTGGAAAATATAAAATAAACAATTTATTTAGACCAACAACTGTAGCAGTATCACTAAGTGAAGAAATTGAAGACCCGACTGTTGAAGATAATTCAAGATTTGTAGTAGGTGGTTCTATTAATGCTAATGGTCAACCCAATATTCATAGTGATGGTTATTTTCTATCACCAGGAAAAGATAATCCACGTAGTTCAAATATATCAGCACACTATGGTGCATTAAAATTTAATTTTGATAATCAATATGGACAGCTTTCAGGTATTAAACAAATACCTATGAGAGGCTGTGTTGAACTATTAGATCCAGAAAAGCCATTAGGTTATTTATATTCATCAGCACCTAGTTTTGCTGGTGATACGTTTGTTGGAAGATACACAGAAAAAACTATAATGCCTATTTTTACTAGGTACTTACTTGGAGAACCAGATGGCTTTACATTTGATTATGCTTTGTATGTAAATATACCGTACCCAAGATATTGGATGAACTCACAAAGATTTGATATAACTAATTTAGCTAGGGCAATATCAAGTTTAGGTCTTACAGGTATTTTTGGTGGTTGGGATGATATAGTTCCAAATGATTTATATTATTTAGATAGAGGAGAAAACTCTTGTGGTAGTGCATTTAGTGCTTCAACATGGAATGGTAGTGATCCCAATGGATTCTTTGAAATGAGATATGCATATGGTTATACACATACTAATGGTATATTAGACTTTTATGTTGAATCAGATATAAATTTAGCACACAGAGATTGGGAAGATGAACCACAAAAAAGAATATATGAGCCTTATGATTACAATGATGTAGATGCATTATTTCATGCAAGGATTGAAAAGGCAGATAACTTTTATAAATATGATGAGTCATTAAGCCCTAGTAAGTTTCCTACACAAATGACATCTTTTGGTCTAGTTCAACCTTTAGATTATGATCCAATAACTGCAGAGGAATGTTTTGTAAATTATCCAAAAAGATTAATCTACTCATTACAAGCACAAGAAGAATCTAAGAAAGATTTTTGGAGAGTCTTTTTACAAAACAATTATAAAGACTTTAAAAATGATGTTAGTGTAATAAAACCAATAAATAAAAGTGGAGCACTAATATTCTTTCCTCACTTATCACCTCAAATGTTTCAGGGTCTTGATACCTTAAGAACACAGTTAGATACTAAACTTACTATAGGTGACGGAGGATTGTTTAGTCAACCATTTCAAAATGTTGCTAATGCAGATTTATCAAATGAATATGGTTCATCAGAAAGTTTAAGGGGAGTTATAAATACTCCTTTAGGTTTGTTTTTTATATCTCAGGCTCAAGGTAAAATATTTCAGTATGGGGGTAAAGGTTTAGATCCTATTTCTAATAATGGAATGAAATGGTGGTTTGCAAAATACCTACCTTCTAGATTTGTAAAACAGTTTCCAGAATCTGAGAATTCTGTTTGGTCAGATAATCCTGTTGCAGGAGTTGGGTGTCATGTCATTTATGATTCAGTAGATGATATAGTATACTTTATGAAAAAGGATTATCAACTTAAATCACAATATATAGCAAGAGCTGAATTTACTGATAGCATAACTAAACCAATTAGTATTACTTTAGGTGGTAGTAGTATTCCTGTTGATATAGGAGATCCAATATATTTTGATGACTGTTCATGGACTGTTAGTTATGATCCAAAAGCAAAAGCATGGATATCATTCCATGATTGGCATCCAGGGTTAGCATTGCCTAGTATTAATCATTTCTTTACAACTAATCAGTATGAAGATTTAAACAATCCATCCTGTCCTCCTGGATATACATTTAACCCAGTAAATGGTTTATGTGAAATAAGTATAAATGAAGTAGAAGATTCTGAAGTAACTGTTACTAATATAGCAGCTGATATTACAGGTGGAGCAACGAATTGTTTGTTAGATATTGTTATTGCAATGGATGTATCTGGAAGTACTACACTTGCTGGACCGCCTCAATATACTCCTATGGTATTTGATGCTGCTGGAAATTTAGTTCCTGGTACAGGAGTTATGGGAGATACACAGAACTCAACAGCACAATTACGTTGGTTGGATGTATTTATGAACAGTACAGATGTAACTGATGCTTTAGCTGCAGGAACAATGCAAATAGGTACTACAATGTGGGCAGATAATAGCAATCAATTATTTCAGGGTGGTTTGAGTATGAATTCTAATGCAACAGGTGTATCATTGTGTAATCTATATACTGCAAATTGGCCAGCTAATGGAGGTACTAATCCACAGAACGGTATTTTTGGTACTGGTGGAATCAATAGTCCTTTAACAGGTAATGGCGGATTAGCATTGCTAAATAATAAGTCTGCATCAAGTTTTAGTGCACAATATCCTGCCAGGACACAAGACCCTAGTTTTAGACAAATATTAATTGTTGTTACAGATGGTACTGCAGCAAATGCGGGAGGTCTTCCTAACAGTACAGCAAATGGTGTACCTCAGTATCAAGATCCTGCTGTAGGTTCTGCAGGCAGACCTAACCCTAATACAGGTAATTGGGCAGCCGGATCAAATCAATCAGCAGACATAGATTTACAAGATGATCATAAACAACAAATATTTGCTGTTTATTGTGGGGCTACTAACCCAGTTCCTAATGTAACTGCTTTATTAAATGGTATTAGTAATTCAACATATGATGTTCCTAATTCTTTACCAGGTCCAAATCAATATACAATGGCTGCTAATAATAATCAATCATTATTAGATTCAGCAAGTGAAATAGCCGGTGATGTTTGTTCTGTGCCTTTTGCATGTGAATGTCCTACAGGTTATACACTAGTTTATCCTGACCCAAGTACATCAACATATAGTTCATCTACTGGTACATGTAGTGATGATCCAGTCTTATCACCTATCTGTAGAAAGGTAGAATGTGAATGCCCGCCTATTACAGTACCGGGTACTGTTGTAACAGAACTAGGAACATGTCCAGATAGTGCACCATTAATTTATCAAATTGGTGATCCTAACTTTATACAACCAGATCCAGCTAGATGTAACTATTTTTATTATATAAGTACACAAGCTAATTATGTATATGGAGGTATTTGGAGACACAATGTACGTTGTGATTCATTTGCTAATTTTTATAATGTAGATTATCCTTGGGAAATAGATCTAATATCTAATACAGGTCAATCAGTAAATACAATTAGAAGTTTTGAATATCAACTTGAAACATATGTTTATAAAGGAGATCCTCAATATAATATGTGTGGAGGTGATAAATGGGAAGATTTAGATTTTAATTTTGATGCATCTATTATTTATAACAATGATCAAACATCAGGCTTACTTGAATTAAACCCACAACCAGTTAATAGTCCGTGGGCTAATTTAAATTATCCAATAGTAAATTTAAATAGTATAGATATATTAGTATCTAAAGTTGAACACAAGTTTAGATTTAATCAATTTTGGGATATTACAAATGATAGGGGAGAGTTTACTAATGTTGAGCAGTCTATATTTAATACACAACCAAATGGATATGTAAGACCTTTAAATACGCTTAATCTTAATTATCAAAAATCTCCTACTGAACGTAAAAAGTTTAGACATTATTCTAATAACTTAATCTTACGTAGAAATGTATCAGGCAACAGAAAAATGTTATTGAGGTTAAACAATACTAAACTTTTACTATCACAAAGATAATGAGAAATAAAAAAAGCATAGGACTACCGGGTGGACCAAATGAAATAATTGTTGATCCAAAAGGACAATGGAACCATCCAGGAAAAAATACACGTATTGAAAGTAATCAGATTACTATGCAAGGTGTAGAGCATCCAGTGTGGGCTCAACCCAACGTTGGTACTGGAACAATGATGATGCCTGGTAGTGAACACTATTTTAAAAATGCAGATTATGTAGATGAGTATCCCATGGCTCAAGATGGTACAGAAGTGGAGGAAAAATCCTTTTGGGGTTTAGTTAAAGAAATGGCCAAAGTTCCTGGTGCTAACATATCTAACATGTTAGGTATAATGGGAATACCTGCAAATCTTATAGCAGAGGCTACTGAATCAGTTACAGGACTTGGTGATGGTGAATTTAATTTTATGGATGCTATGCCAAGCCTTGCAACAGCAGCATCAGATTGGGATGAGATATTTGCATTTACAAACCAAAATGGTACACCTGTAAAAAATGTAGCTGGATTAGAAGATGCAGAAGGAAACCCATTAGTAGAAAATCCTGTAGGTGCATTTATTACTAACTTAGGAACTGACCCAAGTACTTACGTAGGAGCAGGAGTAGCTAAGAATATTATAAAAAAAGGTGCTAAAACAATACCCGCTATGGTAAAATCTGCATATAAATATAACCCATTAGCATATAATAATATAGACTCTAAACTTCCTGAAATTTTACAACTCAATAAAAACAATGAAAAATGGTTAAGACAAGTTGGTAAACCGGCTATTGTTGATGCACAAACAACACGTACTGTTAGAGAAATAGGAGAGACGATAGATCCTGGAGCATTTGCTTTAAAGCTTGCAGAACTTAAAAATGCACCACTTGGACAATTTAATATGAGTAAAAGATATCCAGGACCATTTTTTAAAAAGGGGGAAACATTTTTTGATTACAGCAAAAAACCAAAACCCGGTTTAGACGGTTTACGTAATACTAGAGGTAGATCAGGAAGTTCTGATTATTTAATTGAATTTGATCCATTAGATCCAATAAAATATAAAGGTATGGATTCATATTTTCAACCAGCATATAATCAAGTAATGCAGTTAGATCCAAAACCATTTAGCAAATGGGTTGGTGATGTAGGTATTATGAAACCTAAGATGAGAGAAGTTGATAACTTTAATTTTTATAAAAAAGATTGGTTAAGGGGTTATAAACAAACACCTTTAGATGAATTACAATATGGTACAGAAATACCAAATGAAGCTGCATTACCTAAAGCTCAAAATGCAGGAGAAACAGGTAATGCTGTAGTATTTGTAGAATCACCTACAAGAGATAAATATACATATGATCTTTATGATACTTCAAAGAAAAACTTACCTGCTGAATTATTAAAATTTAAAGAAGACTTTAATTTTGGTGAGAATATGCTTCAAGGTCTTTATGGTGATATGTCAAAAGAAAAACTTGATAATAAATATTTAAAGTTTTTAAATGGATTATATAAGGATTTATATAATCAAGAACGTCAATCTGACATAGATGGTGGAGCTTCGGATCAAATACATGCACAACGAATGCAAGTTTATAAAGTTATTCAAGGTGAAGAAAAGAAAATTGATCAGAAGTATAAAGAAAAGATTGACCGTTATAGTCAAATGGTAAACCTTGGTCAGGAAAGTTTTAATAATAGTGAGTTGAATCCAAGGACTATATCAATGGATTCTACGTTTTACAAAGAAGCAGAGAATCTTAAAAAAGTTTATGCAAGACTACATCCAAATTCTAATGTTGATATAGTTCCTATATATGATAACCCTGATTTAGTGAGAGATAAAGTTGCTGGGTTAAATCCAAATGATTCAATGTATTTTTTTGGTCATAGTGGAGATAGGTTGGGTGGTATACCAAATGAAGAAATAGCAACTATTTTAGCAGGTTCTGAAGCAGAGAATTGTTATTTGGGTACTTGTGGATTGCAGGGCAGAGAATTGCGACCATTTCAAGAAGCTCTACAAGGAAAGAATTTGCAATATAGACCTGTAGGTTCTTGGTGGGGAGTAAACCCAAGTGGAAGTTCAATAGAAGATGCCATGTGGTCTAGAGTTACTGATGAAGGGAAAATGGGGCTTTCAGAAAGAGGTAAAAAGGCAACAGTAGTAAAACCTAAATTAGGAAAAGATTATAATAAAGAACAAGATGGTGGACAGCCCACACAACCTAAAACATGGGAAGATACAATTAACTATATTGATCAAGAAAAATTAAAAAGGGCAATTGCTCAGGCAGAAAGTTTGAATGGTAAACTTATGAAAAATCCTGATTCAACTGCTTCTGGATTGTATGGCCAACGTTTTTCAGAATTGCAAAAAGGTAAACTGTATGATGGTACAAGAGATGAGTTTATAGCTGATTTAGATGCACAGAATAGAATATTTGGTATTAGACTTAATGAAGGTTTAAAATCAAATAACACTACACCTTTGTTAAAGGATGCATTTGATTTAATGAATGAGTATAAACCTCAGATTGAAAACTTTAATTTTTCTTATGAGGATATTATAGCTTTATCAAATTTTTTAGGTAGACAGGGTACAAGAGAATATTTTGGTAATGTTATTAGAGATGGTAGAACCCTGGAAGATGTTTATCCTACGCTTTATGGTGAAAGTATTAAACAAGCTAATAAGACACCAACTCAATATTTAGATATAACAAGACCATATTATAAAAAACAATATGGTAATGGTGAAGAAAGATATGTAGTAGCACAAGATAACACTAGAGTTGCTAGACCTAAACTTAATATTCCACCTGAATTAAATTTTAAATTAAATACACCATTACAAGACTTTTTAAATACTGCTGACCCAACTAAACTTAATGATAATTATGGAAATGACAGGGTAGTTGCAAGAGATAATACATCTATATCCATACCTAGGTTTGATAAAATAGAGTTACCTACAGATCAAATAAGCAGTGATGATTATGAAAAGATAGTATCAGATATAGCAGAAGACGAAAGATTACAAAACACACCATATAATAGTCCTAATTTAGTTGCTGATTTTATTAGAAAGTCCAATGAATATTCAAGCGGTTGGAAAGATATGAGTGAAGCCAGTGATACAGAAATTCAAGATTTACAAGAAGTATTATTAAGTAAAGGATATAACATTGGTAGAACTGGTGCAGACGGTGTATATGGACGTAAAACATATTCAGCTCATCAAGCCATGGTGGATGATTTAAATTTAAATCCTACATCAATATCTAGATATCATAAAAAGTATTCTTTAGATACTAAACAAGAAGTAATGGGTATTCAACAAAAACTTGTTGATGAAGGTTATCTTTCTCCTACTTTAACCAATAGAACCGCAAGTAGTATTGATGGAAAGTTTGGTGATCAAACTAAAGAAGCATTAGATGCATACAACACTGCAAATACTAAAGAAGATCCTCAAGCTCTTGTGTTTGACTTTATACCAAGCAGCTTAGAAGAAACAAGATGTGCAGCCGGTATGTGTACTATACTTGAAGGAAATCAAGTAATGACAGATGCATTAGGTGTTAAATATAAAGATGCCTGGGACATATTTGAAAATATGGATAAAACTAAAAATAGCAATACTATTTTTAATATATATGATGATGATGCATTTAAGAATATTAATTCAGTAGAAGATTTAAAAAGAATTACTAAACAAGTAAAAAGAAAAAAACAAACAAAAGCATCAGACTATGAAGTAGGTGATATAGTTGGTTTGTATTGGGATGGTTCAAGTCATCATGAAGAAACACTAAACTCAAAAACACATAATACTCATAGTGGTTTTGTATCAGATATAGTTGATGGTGTTCCAATTATTACACATAATGTAAATGGTTCTGTTAGGCAGCAACCATATAATGAATTAACTACAGCATGGATTAAAAGACCAAATGAAAATCTTGATATTAAATCAAAGTATAATGTTGATGGAATAGAAGATATTCAAATAAATGATAATGCAATACAAAATTTAGCATTTAAATATTCAGGCTCTCAAGAAGGTAGAGTTGTTTATGAAGGAGAAAGACTTGAACAACTTCAGAATATATTTAAAAGAGCAAAATATAATTCTTTAAAAATACCTAAGATATTAAATTCTTCTGTGGATGCTGATTGGCTTGAGTCAACTGTAATTGGTATAACGGGTGTTGAAACAGGAGTTGGTAGTAGTGTTCCAAGAACAATAGATGATGTTACTAAAGGAAGTTTAAAAAATGTTGCTAGAGGTGTAGTATATGATATTGAAGGAAAAGAAGATAAAGATATTTCATTAGGTATTGGTAAAACTAAGTTAGCATCATTAGATAGTTTTGCAAAAAAATATTTTGATATTAATAGTGTAGAAGACTTTAAAGATGACAATAAAGGTTTAGATGCAATAACATATATGATAACTAAAAACTATGAACTTTTTAAAGACTATGCAAAAGAATATCCTTCATTGGGTTTGACAGAAACTGATATAAGAAACATGGCAATTTTAGCATATAATCAAGGGTCTAGTAGATTATTAAACACAGGACGTGTAGCTGATGATAGAACTTCACAACAAGAGGTACAAGCTCTAAGAGAATTGTATGATGCTACACTATTAGATATTAATTCAACCAACTATAAATATATTCCTGTCATGGCTGATGCTGCTTTTAAAGTAGGTCAAATATTACCAGAAGGACTGCCCGGATCTGTACGTCCAGCTGACTCTTATATTAAAAAAGTAAATAAATATAGATCAGATTTATTTCCTGAAACATTTGCTGCTATAGATCAAAATCCATCAACTTTTGAAATGTCATCTATGGCACAGGGAGGAGAATACGGTGTATACAATAATTATATATCTGGTAAATATGATGGAACATATAGAGAAAAAAGTGCAACAGAATTATATAACAAACTTAATGCAAAACATTATCAAGAAGCTAAACAACGAGGTATGAGTGTTCCAAATTTCATAATGACAGAACTTATTAAAGACTCTTAAACCCTAAAGATTAGTGAATCTCCTTAATTATTTGTATATTAATAATATAATATTATCAACGTGGATTTAAACAAAAAAAGTGTAAAACAACAAGGAGGCGCAATGATACCTCAGCAACCAGGTATGCAAGAACAACCTATGGGAATGCAACAGCAACCTCAAGTTGATCCTCAAGTTATGCAGATAACTGAAGTCTTTTCTCAGTCAATGAGTCAAGGTCAACAACCACAAGAGATAGTAATGAACCTAATGGCACAACAGGTTGACCAAAACCTTATAGGTCAAGCTCTTATGACTATGGGCTATGAGGAAGAAATGGTTATGGAATTATTTCAACAAATTGAGCAGTCTCAAAGACAACAAGAACCTAGCCCTCAAGAAATAACAAATAATCCACAACAATTAGCAAGAGCAGAGTCAATGCAAGAAGATGCTCCAGCTATGGATATGAATATTGATCCAATCAATATGGCTAAGTCAGGTATTGAAATAGATCCTAAAAATGAAGGTAAGTTTACAGCATGGGCTAAATCACGTGGTATGAGTGTTTCTGAAGCTGCTAATAAGGTTATGTCAAATACAGAAGCATATCCCCCATCTGTAGTTAAGATGGCTAATTTTGCTAAGAATGCAGCTGGTTGGAATAAAAAAGAAGGTGGAGAACAAAAAGCTTTTGAACCACACTTTATGTATAAAGATGATAGAAAGATTAAAGCAAGAGATCATGAAGCACACCTTAGACTAAAGAAAGCCGGTTATGGTCATGATGCTCCAAAAGCTAAAGCTGGAGGAGAGAGCGTGTATGATACACCTATATCTAATAGAACACCTGGTTCTTATATAAAAGAAATGCAAGTAGGCGGTTATGTTCCAATTGGTTTTAATCCTGATCCTCAAGTACAAGCTAAATTAGAACAAAGGTTTTCTAATGATGCAACTGCAAATCAGTTAGCTGATTTTATAAATGTTGCTGGTGACTCAACTCAAAATAAAGTTATACAAAACAAAGACAATGGTTACTTAGCACCAAACCCAATGTATTTAAACCCAGCAGCTTTTGGAGATCAAACTGTTAATATAAATGATATAATAAATACTACAGCTGGTGTAGTTACTGATTTTTTTGGTAAAGATGGTGCTATTACCAACTTTAAACAAAATAGAGTTGATGACAAACTTACTAGATTAAAAAATTCAGAATATAAAATTAAATTTGATGTAAGTAAAGAAAACGAACAATCTTTTAATGATTATGTTACACAATGGAAATATGAAAACCCTGAGAAAGATATATTAGGAAATCTTGTTGAAGAGTCAGAGAAAATAGCAAATGAAATTTCTTCAGAAAACATTGACGTTAATGATCCTGCAGTAGAAAAGTTTCTTAATATGAATCTAGATACGATATCAGAGAAGGGCAAGCTGTTATATGAGAATTTAAAAGATAAGTTTTTTCCTAGTGGTACATCTAGTAAAAGATATGGTGGTTCATTGCCTAAAGCACAATTTAGTGTTCCAGATAGTGGTGCACCTTTTGCAGATCCAGTTGCTGAAGAAAACCCTTTAAGCTTTCAAGACTGGGCCATGCAAGATTCTTTTAATAGAATGACAGCTAATGCACCTCAAGAATATCAAACATATGTTGAAGGCTTTAATAGTGAAGAGCAAGGACCAGAAGCTAGTACAGTACCACTACCTGAACCAGCTGGTATTCCTAGTCCAACAGAATGGGATAAGGATGGTGATGGGATTCCTGATTCTATAGATATTGATGGTGGTGATGGATCAGGAGAAGGAGCGCCAGGTACAGCAGGAAGCCCATCTGCTGATGAATTAAGAAGCAGGATAAATAAACCCAAAATCAAAAGAAAAAGAAATCCTTTATTTGCTATAGAAGACTTTCCAAATACTGCAGGCGGTAACCTTTTTGCTAAAGCATCAAATGCAGCTTACCAAGGTTTTAGAATCTCTAATGATATTAAAGAAGCAAAAGCAAATAAACAAGCAGAGTATGATTTAAAAACTGTAGATACTATAGCTGACAATACTTTTGGTGTTATGTATGACATGAATTTTAAACGTGGTAAGGGAGAACTAGTAAACCCAGGCGGGTTTGGTAGTGAAGGAGATAGAACTACAGGTTTATATATGAATGCTAAAGAAGGTGGTGGAGTTAACAATGCAGGGTTTGAAGCACTTCCTGATTATGTAAAACATAAGATACTTAAGAATATGCAAGTTGGTGGAACTGCTGTAGTTGATACAGCTTCAATACTAAGTGGTTTACCATATGATTTTATGTCTACAAGTATGGGCAAGCAGCTTTTAAATGTAAAACCAGACACAGCAACTGATATTATGGATGTATATTCAAAAGCTCAAAACATTAATAGTTTAAGTGATGGTCTTGATTTCTTTACATCTGTAAGTAAAAAGGACATTGCAAATGTAATGAATGAGTCAGGTATAGATAAATATACTGTTAGAGATTATGTGAAAAATCAAGATTTTTATAATGATGCTAGTTGGGCAACCCAACAAGCTATAAAACTAGCAATGAAAACTAAAGGTTTAAAACAAGGTGGGGAAACTGTAGAAGTAGATTCAAGAATGTTAGCAAAATTAATTGCAGCCGGAGCTGATATAGAAAAATTATAATTATGGCAAAAATTAAAATAAATAAACTACCTGAAGGATTTGTTATACGCAATGGTAAAGTTGTAGAAGTTACTAAATCTATGAAAGATGGTGGAATGACAACAGGTGATCAAGCTGATTATGGTTTGGTTACAACTCCACAGGAATACTATGGTCAAACTAATTTTAATGATTCACAAGATGAATCAGTTAGATATAGTTTATCAAGTGTACCAAGAGAAGATGCTAACTTAGAAGCAGAAGGTGGAGAAACAGTTTTAACCGATTTAAATAATGATGGGACATTTGGTTTATATGATATAACAGGTCCTAGACATACCAGCGGTGGTGTACCAATGTTTTTGCCAGAGCAATCTTTTGTTTTTTCTGATACACGTAAATTAAAACTATCAAAAGATGAAATGTCAGAATTTGATATGGGCGGAGCTAAGAAAACTCCAGCCAAAGTGTCAAAGAAATTTGGCTTACAAGAATACTATGGTGCGTTAAATTCACAATACTCTGATAACATATCTGCAACAAGTGCAGAATTAATGTTAAAGAAAAATATGAATGATCTTTCTAAGTTAGCATTTATGCAAGAAGCAAAGAAAGAATTTTCTGATGGTGTACCATTAGCGTCTCATCCTTACTTAGTATCTATAGGAGAAGATCCAATTGAGTTTACATCTAGGGTTGAAGAAATATCAAGAAGAGAAGCAGAACAAAAAGCATTAGCTGCTTTATCTCCTGAGCAACAACAACAAATAATGATGTTGCAACAATTTTTAGCTCAGCAAGATCAGCAGCAAATGACACCTCAAGGTAATCAACAAATGATGCCTCCTCAGCAAATGCAGCAGCCTATGGGTGTAGATCCATTAGCTATGGCTTTAGAAGATGAAGGAGGATTGGCTACTGCTATGTTTGGTACAGAGCTGGGAGACTTTATACAGAAAGCACAATATGGTAATGGTGAGAAAAAAGGTGAAAGAACTTATACCTTAGATGAAGAACAAGTTAGTAGAGCAGAATATCTTGATTATTTTATTAGAAATCAATTGCATAGGGATTTTGATGGTAGTGTTAAACCAAAATTTTTAGACGAGTTAACTGTAGGAGAAAAGTATTTATATGGTAAAGCATTAAATCCTGTTGAAAACTATGACCCGTCTAGCTCGTGGTCATATTGGGACGATGATCTTTCACTTACTGAAGAAGAATTTGCTGTACAGTTTCCTGAAGATGTGGAAGGTTTTGTAGGTCCTACACAAACTAATGTACAAAGAGATAACAACAATACGGTTTCTAAAACAGAAATACCAGTAACAAAAAAAGAAGAAGATAAGGTAGAAGGAAATAGAAATCCTTTTAAAGCAGGAACCAAGGAACATAATGAGTTTAATTTAAATATTCAAGAAGGATACAGTCCTGTTGTAGTTACTGTTGACGGTAAAAAACAATTAAAGTTTATCAAACCTGCGTCAGATGAAAGAACAGATACAAGAAAAAGTAGAGAAAAAGGAAAAATCTCTGAAGGTGATATAAAAGGTTCTGGTAATAGAACACCTGTATATACAGATGATGTAAGAGAACAACAAGAAATAACAGATGCATCTGGAATAGCATCTTTTATAGGTGGTATGTATGATGGTGCAAACCTACCTGATGATCAGTTTGGTGCTGATGAGTTTGGTTATGGTTCATCATTGTTTTCTTCAGAGGAAGCGGAAGAAGATTTTATGTTCAGAAATCAAGCTATTGTTGATGAGTTAGGACCAAACTGGAAGTACAATTATCCAAGATCAGATAAAGAAGGTTATAATAAGAACTGGAAAGCATTTCAAAATAAATATGAAGAAAAAAGAAGAGAATATTTTAAAAAGAAAGATCTTCCCTATATACCTTATTTCTTTAATGAAGAGTCTTTAGCTAAAGCATTTAAAGATAATCCAGAAACCTATGATGCAGATGGCGATGGTAAAATAGATAAGAAATGGAAAAAAAGAAAATTTGATGGATTGAGAGGTGGTTATACTGCCAATGCTCCAGGTTTTGATATTGACTATTCTCCTGAAGACATAAGGATGATGAATTTACCAGAGCCAGATAAAACAATAAAGGTGCCTGGAGTTAAAGAGTATGAAGGACCGGGTAAATTATGGTGGGCTCAAGACATTAATAATCTTAATACTGTTGGAGCTATAAAAGATACTTTACGTTTACCATATGCTCCTGTATTAGAAGATCAAAAAATAGACTATGTACTTGATGATTATACAGGTAGAGTAAATGCTAACACTTCTGCATTAAATACTATGGCTAATGCACTAGGTACATATGGTCCACAGGCTATTGCTAGAAGTGATATTTTTGCTAAAACTCTAGCTGCTAATGCAAACGCAATTAATCAAGTTAATCAGAACAACGTTAGAACTATGAATCAAGTTGCAACTATGCAACCACAATTAAACATGAAGGTAGATCAGCTAAATAATGCAACTACCAAGCAGCTTTATGATGATACAATAACATCTCTTCAACAGAAAGATAACTTTACTAATTGGAGAACAGGAAAGTATAATGAACTGTTTAATGCAGGGTTAACTAATTTGGCCAATACATATAACTTAAATACAATTAATCCAAATTATAATACTAACCCAAATCAGTTTGGTATAATTGAATTTACTGAAGATGGTAGAAAATTTTCAAAAACAGGAGAACGTGATGAGGCATATGAAAGAGCTCAAGCTTTTCAAAGAGCTCAAGAACTAATAGGAGAAGATGGTAGTGGTGTACAAAGACCAGTAACAAAAGAATATCTTGAGTTTTTGTATCCTGATTATTATTCTCAAACTACAAGTAAAAATAGTAGATTGAATAATGCACAAAGAGATTTGTCTGCTAATGGGCTACCTCCGGGGTATCAAGAGCCTATTACACAAAGTCAAAAAGGCATGGAGACAAAAGAGAATAAAAAGCGTTTATCAAAGTGGGCAGTACCATTTTACAGTGGTAAGATGGGAATGTAAACCTAAAGGGTTTATACAAAACACTTTGTAAACTTATATAATTATATTAATTTTACATTATGGCAACATACATAAAAGGAGCAGATACATACTTACCGGATATTAAACCGTTCACACCGGATTATAAGTTCTTGTCTGCTGTATTAGAGACAAGACAAGATAAGTATGATACTAATTTTAAAGCTACTAATGAATTATATAATAAAGTAGTTTATGCTGATTTGTCAAGAAATGATACTAAAGAAAGAAGAGATCAGTACGCAGAACAAATTGCACCACAGATTGAAAAAATATCTGGTATGGATCTATCATTACAACAAAATGTCAATGCAGCCAAAGATGTGTTTGCCCCATTCTATGAGGATGACATTACTGTAAAAGATGTTGTATTTACTTCTAGATATAGAGAAGAAATGAAAACAGCAAACTTATTGCTGAATTCACCTGATAGAAGTGTCCAAAGTAAATATTGGAAAACAGGAGAAAGAGCAATGCAATATCAAATGGATGCATTTATTAATGCTGATGCTGATAAAGCTATGCAAATGGCTTTACCAAAATATGTTCCTGATGCTAACTTGTTTGAAATGGGTCAGCAACTATTAGAGAATATGGAGCCGCCTTTAAAAATGAAAAGAGATAGGTTTGCTAAAAAACCTAATCCTAAATATAATCCTAATAAACCTATATCAGCAACTAATCCAAAAGAGATTGCAAATACTGATTGGATTATTACTGAACAAAACGGTGCTCAAGTAACTGGTGCTGCATTACAGCAGATCAGAAATAGACTTATGGAACACCCAAGAGTACAAGCTGCATATCAAACAGAAGCATATGTAAAAGGTATGGATTGGGCAACAGCAGCAGTTAAAGACGGTAGGGCAGCCAACTTAGAACAAGGACAAGAACTTTGGGCTTCTGAAACAATTAGAAGAATTGAAACTCTTAATGAAATTAGGATAGCTCAAGACATGCAAGCTTTGGCTAAAGCAGAAAAAGCTAATGTTTCTTGGGCAAACTATAAAGGTGCAAATGGCCTAATAGAAGGATCACAACTTGATAAAGCAAATACAGAACAGTTATCAAAAACAGAACAATTTAAAGCAGCACTAGAAGCCAAAAAAAGAATTAGAGAAGAAGCAGCTTTACCTAGCCAAACATTAAATAATACATTAAATAAAGCATATAGTATGCTTATGCAGAATAATATCATGGATGACATGAGAGAATCTGCACAAGCATTTAGCGCAAGAGACTATGAATATGTAATGCGTGAAAATGAATATGCTCTGAAAGAAAAACAGTTCAAATATGATATGAGCAAGATTAGAGCTAATGCTGCTAATCAGCTTAACTTAGAAAAGGTTAAACAAAAAAATAGACTTGATCTTGAAAAATATAAAAGTGAGTTAGAAGGTACTGGTGTAAATAGTCCACTTGGTGATGCCTTATCTACTGGTTATACAACATTAGGTGATGGCAATACAATAGATTTAGCTACTAATAAAAAAAATAAGGTTACTCAGAATGCTGACATGATTGAAAGGACTAAGGATCAGTTTCATAAAGCTGATACTAAACTAGCTGCTAATCAAGTAAATGATATTGTTAGTATGATGAGTTTGATGAATCCTAGAGGTGATAATGCAAGTGAAGATCAAACTTATGGTATTACTGTAACAGGAGAAAATGGAGAATCAAAAGAATTTAGAGGATCCATATCAGAAATAAAAACAAAACTATTAGAGCAAACTACTAATGATGAAGGTGAATCTACTGGTTATGTTAACAGAGATTTGATTAATAAAATATATAGTGATAAGAACGAAGAGTTTTCAAACACTAGACAACAAGCTTTAGATAATCCAAACATGGTATTATCAAAAGATCAAAGAACTCAGTATGATCAGTTGTATGAAAAGATGAATGGTATGAATGGTACCAACACTCAGATAAAAGGTGTAGAACAATTTGTAACAACAGCATATGAAAAATTTGATGAAGCAAATAACATCACTACTGTTGCTGTTAAAAAAGAAGAAAAGCACGTTAGAAACTTAATGGATAATGGTAATTTTCCAAACATCTTTAAAGACGGTATACCTTTGAATAAAGAAGAGTATATTGCTATGGTTAAGAAAGGTGTTGAGGAAGGTACCATTACTAATGTTGATTTAAATTGGAAAGTAGATACGGGAACAAATGCAAAAGATTATAAGATTCAAGCTATAGAAGAAGTAATTACTGAATATGGAGTAGATAAAGTATACTTAACAAATCCAGATGGCTCTAAGAAAATGGTTCTTGATGAAAAAGCAATTCAAGATGAAGCGGGTATGGTTTATGATGCCTTAAAGAAAGGATTAAACAAAAGACTTACTGGTCAAATGGATGCAAATGTAAAGTCAGGAGATTTTAATTCTGCCAGATATGGTATTGATGGAAGCTTTACTGATGTTGTAAGTAACCCTACATATAACTATGCTATTAACCCTTTAGCACGTAATGCTGACAATGAGCAGGAGATGGCTAACATGATTAACCAAATTAAATCTTTACAAGCTAACAACACTACATTTGGAATGGGTGTTGGTACACTAGGTAAAGATAGTGAGTTAGAACAAAAAAATGATCTAGCATTAAAGGTGTATAATCTATGGATAGAAGATTTAAATACGTGGATTAATAATCCTAAAAGATCTAATACAGATGCTATAGCTCCAGTAGGAACATTAGCTTATATGCCAGTATATGACAAAGCTAAAGTAGGAGATAAAACACATGCAGGATATGAACTTAAGTTTAGTTCAGAATGGTTAGCATCTAAAGTAAAAGGGACCGCTGGTGATGTAAACAAACAATTTGGTGCATTGACTACAGCTGACATATCAAAATTAAAAGGTGTTGGTGTAGATAATAATGAGAGCGGTATATTCTTAGTTTATGATCAGCAAGATGATATGAATGTTAAGGCTAAAAAGAATGATTATTATTCTTCAACAGAAATAGATATATTAGGTGGAGATAATAATAACTATCATGACTACACAGTTCCTAATGATAATGGTATAACTAATACTGCAGAGTATAGAGTTATAAAAAATGGAACAGGTGATTATAATTTTAGCTATAATGTAAATTATTATAATCCTTATGATCCTAATGCAGAAAGTTATACTGAGTATACTACAGATTCAGGTACTATACAAATGGATTATAGAAATGGCTTAATGGGTATTGATCAGCAGATGATGGCAATGAAAGCTCAGTATGAAGAGATAAGAAGAAATAACCAAGCTTTGAGAGAAAAGGATCAGGCTATTTATGGTAAAAAATAAAGTATAAGTAAATGGAAAACGAATCAAATACACCATTACAACAACTTAATAGAGAAGCTGAAAGACCTGCCCCAAGTGTAATACCTGATGGGCAGTTCCGTTTTGAACCTATTGAAGAATTATTTGAAACTCCAGAGGAGAACTTTAATAATTATGCTATGAGCGGTGACTTAGCAGCTGATGATATATCAGGTGTTAATGAATATACAGCAGCAATAGATAAATATGGTGTTGGTGCTATGGCAAGTTTAGGTATAGCTGATCCAGGTCCTGCTACTGATACGTATAATCCTGTTACTCAAAGTAGACCTGATAATACTGAGAACACCTTTTCAATGACAAAAAGGTTATTGACTTTAAATGATACACCCGTATCAGAAAAAAAAGTTGCCCCTGCATTTTCAGGAATGAGGCAAACTCAGTTTATGAGATATTTTGAACATCCTGAATTTGATAAGTTAGGGTATTCTCCATATTCTAATATGGAAAGTTATTATAATGCAAACTCTACTATCTGGGATGACATGACTAGAATGAGAGGTAATTGGTGGTCATTAGTTGGTACAGGATTAAGTTCTGTATATGGATCTATGTTTAGTGGTTCTGATTATCTTGAGCCAGATCTAGATTCAGCTACAGCTTTTGAAGACAAGATGGGTATAATGAATTCTACTAGAGGAGGCTTTGGTGGTTTTATGAATAATCTAGCAGCTAACTCTGCATATACAGGAGGTATACTTATATCTATAGCAGCTGAAGAAGTAATACTAGCAGGTATTACAGCAGCATCTGGAGGTACAGCAGCACCAGCTACTATAGCTAAAACAGGTCTGAATGTTGTTAGAGGTGTTAAAGGCTTTTTTAGTTTTACAAAAATGTATGAACGTACAAGAGATATACTAAAGCAAGCTAAAGCAATTGAAAATGCTAGAGATTTTTGGGTTGCTGCTAAAGGTGGTCAAAGATTAAAAGCTGCTGGTAATTTACTTGGTAGAGGTTTTACCCCTAATACAGTAAAAGCATTTAGAGATATAAAGACTGCAAAAAATGCTGGTCAAAATATGAGCAACCTTGCTAAAATGAATGCAAAGTTTGGTGGTTTTTATAGAGATATGAGAGCTGTTAATTTAGCTATGGCTGAGAGCAAGTTAGAAGCCGGTATGGCATATAATCAAGTGCTTAAAAATGGTATGAACAACTACGCTGCTGCTAATGGTGGTCAGGGTGTTGATGAATATGAGATGGCTAGAATAAGTAATGCTGCTGATAAAGCTGCATTTAAAACAATGATGGCTAATGCACCAATAATATATGCAAGTAACTGGTTAGTTCTTGGTAATGCATTAGGCGGTTTCCAAAGAGGTATTCAGCGTACAGTAGGTTCAGCATTTGGTAAAGGGATTGCTAAAAATGTAATAAATACAGCAGGTAAAAAAGTAGTTGATGCTGCAGGTAAAGTAATTAAAAATCCTTTTAAATATTTAGGAGGAAAAGAAAAAGGCTTCTTAGGTTTAAAAAGACTGGGTGCAAAGATTACAGCTGCAGGCGGATGGAAAAGTGTTGCTGGTAGTGGTGGTATAGTTATGTTAGACTACTTTGCAGCCAATGTTGCTGAGGGTATTCAAGAGGTTTCTCAAGAAGCAATATCTGCAGCTACAGTTGGTTATTATACAGAAATACTACAAAACCCAGCACAAGGTGGTGTTACATTACAGAATCAAATGATACTATCTGCAATGGGTGATCAGTTTTCTAGTGAAGGGTTTAATGTATTTATGTCTGGTTTCTTAATGGGTGGTCTTGTACAACCTGTACAGAAAGCGTTTATGCAAGGTGTGCCTTCTATATATAAGTATGGATTGCAAGAAGCCGGTATTGGTTTAGCCACAGCAAAACAAAAAGAAACATTTGCTGAATTTAGAAAGACAAGAGATGAGATGATTGAAAAGATTGTTGACTCTTATAATAAATCATGGAATGAGCAAGCTATTGATCCATCAGAGTTGTTTGATGTTAATAGATTAAACTTCATGATTCAAAAAGAAATGGCTGAAAAAATGAAGAAGTCTGCATATCAACAAGACTTCTTTGGGTTTAAAGATGCTGAGGATGCAGCTAAGTTCCAACAGTTTTTTACAATGTTTGAAACAAATGGAACAAGACATTTTAGAGATCAGCTATTAGGTTTCTTAGATATGTCTGATACTGAACTAGTTGAGGCATTTCCTGGTGTTAGTAATAAAGACAAAAAGGACGGCAAGTTAAGAAAGCGTATAAATGAAACCATTATCCAAATGGATAAGATGGAAGAAAATTACAATAAGCTTAAAGATAAATATGTTAATCCTTTTGATGAAACTAAATTTAACCGTAAAACACAAGAGAAAGAATATATAAATGAATTAGTTGCAAGAGCTGGATATGATCATGTACGTTATTTATACATGTTTACTAATGAAGGTTTTATGTCTGCAGTCAATAGAGCTGATGGAATATATTCAAAACTTGAGGCAGAACCTTTATTTGCAAAAATGGCTGCAAGTGATATTACTACTTTACTTGACCCAGAATCAATTGAAAGAGAGATTATAATACTTCAAGAAGAAATAGATGCATTTGAAGGAGCAAATCCAGAAGGTGCGGCAACTGCAGCGTCACCAAAAACAGAAAAAATTGCAAGACTTAAAGCTATTCAAAAAATTGTAACTGATAAAAAGAATAGATTTAAGAGCGGTACATTCAAGAGAAATAAGGCATTAAAAGAAAGCTTAAGAAATGAGTTTAAAAATTACGTAAGATTCTTAGCTAAAGAGCAAGGTTCATTTGTAAATGAAGATAATATTGATGCTGCATTAACTGATATAGTTGATTACTATGCTTTAGATAATAGAGCAAAAGTATATGACAAAGCTATTGAGTTTATGAATAACCCTGAGAAGTTTGCTGAGATGGTAGAAAGATCTCAAGCATTATCTAAGAATAGAATAGAGGGTAGAGCAAAAGAAACTAAAGCCGCTTTAGAAAAATATACTGATATCATTTTAGCAAATCAATTAATAAATGATTTAGCTAAAGATCCGGTTGGTGCATATGCAGATGAAGCACAGATGCTACTCTTTTTACAGACAGGAAATGCAAACTTTCTTATAGATTTTTATGATGAAAACGGTAAAGTTGTTGAGGGTGTTCATGATGTAAAATATAAAATGATACAGTCTCTGATAAGTGTTTATAAATCTACAAGTACGGATCAGACTACCGAAGAAGAAATAACTCAAGAGCAAAAGGATGAAGCAAAAAGACAAGATGTTGATGAGCAGAAATCTGATTTAGATCTAATGCTTGAGAATGCAGGTATTAAATTAACTGTTGATACAATAACTGTAAGTCCTTATCTTGATGAGGTACTAAAGAGATCTTATAGAAGTTATAAAGCAAGAATGGCAGCGGCAGGTAAAACAAGTTTATCTGTACAAGAGTGGAAAAACTCTGCTGAAGCTCAGGAACTAAAGAATGTATTTAATGCTATAAAGCAAGTATGGGCTGCAGGTGTAATGACAAAAAATGCAGCTGGAGAAACAGTATATGCAAACCCTATAGAGCAATCACTTATTGATTCTGACACAGGGTTTCAAGACTTTTTGTCTACACCTAAACAAGAATTGCTATCAGAAAATCCGCTAATCACTTCTATATTAAATCAAACAACTATTAAGTTAGATGATATATATGAGCAGCCTGATGTTGCTGATAATATTGAGGTTACTGAAAAGCCTTTAAAAGAAGGTGTTATAGCAGACTTATATAAAAGAGTAGTAAAAGTTCCCGGTCAGGATCCTATAACTATTTATGAGTTGCTAGATAAAAAAGGGAATAAATTAAGTTCAGATTTATTAGATTTTGTTGATCAACAATTTGAATCAACAAGAGGTACATTTAATGAGAATGCTGCTGCTGCAGCTTATGATGCTTTGTCTGCACTTGATGATCAAGCTCCTGATTCAACAATCTTTGAGTTTGATGGTGTCAGCGGTTTGTTTTATGGAATGTCTGTATACAAAGGAAATGAGAAGTATATCATAATCCAAAAACCTAACAGCTCAAAGAAATTTGGTAAGAATCAAAAGCTTAGAGTAATTAAAGAATCTAATAATGTTGGGCCTATATCAAAAAGAAAGTTTGAATATATAAAGCAAGGAGAGTTTAAAAACGTTTTCTCTGTTGAGGAAGTAACAATGGATGTATTAGATGACTCAGTTAGTAAGTTAGATATTGAATCATTAGTCTCCCCTTATGCACATGCTAATAGATCTGACAAGAAAGGTTTATCAGATGAGCAGATAGCACAAGCTTTAACATATGAAAATGCCGAAGGCAAGGAAAGGCTCAAAGCTATACTAAAAGAACTTACACCAGCTGAAAGAGAACAGCTAGAGTTTGTTGTATATAAAAACCCAAATCCACAGACTGTAAAAGATTATTCTGTTCAGAATATGTCTGGGTATCAATATAAAACTGCAAACCCATTAATTAAAAGATATAGTAGTGAATATGTTGTGGGTATTAGAATTAATAATACTGTAACACAAGAAAGAATAAACCAAAAACTATTAGAAAAGAAAATACAACCTTCTGATTCAGAAGATGGAATATTTGCATACCTGAACAATGGTTCATTTTTAATTAAAGATCAACTTACAGGAGCTAATATAGATCCTAGATCTATGAACTTAAGACAAGCTCAGAATGTAATCTATGCTCCATTTGGTAAAAGTATAACTACAGAAGAGCAGTTAGGAAAAATTCAAAAAGCATTTACATTAAACTCTATGCTTACTACAACATTTAATAATCTTGGAGTAGCAGAAGAAAAGCAATACTTTAGTATAAATGATTTACCATTTAATATACAACTTAATCCAAAAGGAGGAAGGATTGTATATAGTACTGGTAACCCTATTTATATGGATGCATTAGATTATCAATATGCAGATGAAAATAATAACTACTTTATATTTGATTTAAAGTATGATAAAAAACTTGGTAGCAGAATATTTAACTACACCACATCTGCTGAAAATGAAACAGAGTTAAAAGATAAAATCTTAGCTCAACTAGAAACTCAAGGTACTACTAAAGATAGTATGCTGGCAGGTTCAGACAGATATCTTGCAGCAGTTAAACTACCAAATGGTACTTATGCTTTAGTTAATCTTAAAGCAGTGTCATATACAAAAGAAGAAAAAGAAGCTCTCTTTGTAGAAATTGTTGGCAAAGCTAAAGAAATTCAAGCAATTAAAGATGATGTCAAAAGAAATGCTGAGGCTATTAAATATAATGAAGAATTATCAGAGAAATTATTTTTAAGTAGTTATCCTGGAAATCTTATTGATTTAAAAGTTGGGCAAGACGGAAGTATATTTATTCAATTAGATAAACAAAAAGGAGAAGAGATAGTCAAGATAGATGATGCAAGCATTGACTTTCCTGTTGTTAATTCAGAAACAGATGCCGTTAAAATAATAGAAAGTTTACTTACCAAGTTTAATAAAAAAGAAAAAGTTGCTCAAAATAATGCACAAGTAAGAGACAAGAATATAAGAAAGTCTTTTGCAACAGGTGCTCCTGCTCAAGATATAGTGGATAAAAGCACAACTGAAGTTGGAATTGAAGTAGTAACAGATAACTCATTGGTTCTTTCTGCTGAGTCAGATGCAATACTAGCACAACAAGCTGTAGCATTTGCAAGTGTTAGACCCAAGAATGAAGGCAAGAGAGTTGAAGAAGAAACAGAACTACCTGAGATATCAGAAGAGTCTGATGACAGCGTTCTTGATATGACAGAGGATGAACTAATCTCTAGAATTGATAATGATTTCCAAGGTCATCCTGTAGGCATTGAGCATATAATAAATAAAATGCTTAGAGGAGAACGTCTCAATGAAGCAGAAGAAAAAATGATGAAGAATCCTGTTATTTCTAATGGGGTTAATTTACGTGTTGCTGCTGCAGGAGGTATAGGTAGTCTTAAACCACAAGAAAAAACAAAGGAGACAACATTAGATAAAGAAAAAGCTAAGCTTAAAGAATTAAAAGCTACACTGACAGAAGGATTAAAAGGTGCAGCTAAAATTGATGCATTAGATGGAAGCAAAGAATATCAAAAGCAACTTGCAATAGTTAAAAAACTTTCTAAGACAGCAAACAAATTAGTTGAAACAACTACTGAAGTAGAAAGAATAGAAGACTATAATGAGTTTTTAGATTGGGCAAATGAATCATTACCTTCTATAATAGGTATAGAGGATGTACTTACTCTAGCAGATAACGGAATAAGTAAAGGTTATAAAAGAGTTGGTGCGTTTGTTTTAGATATACATAAAATAGCAGGAGGAGTAAGTGTAAACGGTACTGTATACGTTGGTGCTAATAATCCTTTTAAATATCATGAAGCTTTTCATGGTGTTTTTAGAATGCTACTTACACAAGAACAAATAGATAGATACAGAAAACTTGCTAAGTCAGAGTTAAAAGGTAAGTATGGTTCAAGGTATAAGGCTGAATTAGAAAAGTTTAGAACAACTGCAAAACAATACGAAGATCTTTCTGACATTGAATTAGAGAATGAGTTTGTAGAAGAATACATGGCTGATGAATTTGAAGCATTTAAAAAAGATCCTAGAAGTACTAAAACTAATACAGAGATTAAATCACTCTTTACTAAAATAATTGAATGGATTAAAGGCGTGTTATCTAAATATACACCTAATGAATTACAAACATTATATGAAAATATTGATGCTGGTAAATTTAAAAGTGCAACTGTACAATTAAATGAGTTTACGTCAGATGCTGGAATTACTGTTGCAAATGCATTGGTAAGACATGATGTAGTATCTAAAGATGAAGACGTATCAGGATTTCTATATCTTGATTCAATGATTATTGATCCATTGATTAGATCTATGGCAGGTATGTTTATAACTAGAGTTAATAACTTAAAAGAAACAAACTATAGCCCTAATGATGTTTATCAGGGTCTTGCACGTGACTTTAGAATTTTACTTGATCCAGAAGATGCCAGCAATGAAATTTTAGGAGCAGGAAAAGTAAGACAACTTGAAGAGTTAGAGAATGCATTTACTAATTACCCAGAAGATATAAAGAAAGAAGTTTTTAGTTTGCTTGATATAATATCAGATCAAGATAAAGAAAGTGAGTTTAAATCAGAAATATCAGAAGACTCAACCGGATTAAGAAAAGCAGATGAATTTGACAAAGATGCGTCTACAATAGGAGGATTTAATTCATTAAGCAAAAAGGTAAGATCTTACATTGCTACTTCAACAATGAAAGATGTAGACTTTTTTGGTAAGGCAGAGTTAACAGAAGGGGAGCCTTTAATTATTCCTGTTAAATTTAATGAAGCATATAACGGTTTATTAAAAGCTGTGTCTAATATTAGTGATCAATCAGTAATGCTTAAGCGTATGTATGCATACTCAAGGTTAAATCCTAACATGGCTGCTGTAGTTGACAAACTATTTAATGATACAAACTTAGATATAAACGCTCTGGCTTCTGAATCTCCATTCTTAAATGTAAGTAATACTAGTCTATTGCAATCAATGCTTAAAGGTTTTGAAAACTACAAGGTAGATTATATATTTAATGAAAGAGATGGAGCAGGAAACATATTAATATATACTGCATCAGAACGTGATGATATTAACTCACAGTTAGATGAGTGGTCACAAGCATATATAACTAAAAGAAAAGAATTAAACTTAGATGAATCTGGTACAAAAATAAATAACTTGCTTGATTTAGTTAAAAACATGTCTTTGATTTTAGGTAACAAAACCAAATACTTGACTAATGAAAAGACTAATGAGAAAGCCAGAGAGCATTCTCAAAAATTATTTGATATAACAGGTATAAGGTTAAGTCCAATGTATTTAAACTATAGTTATATTAAGACTTTTGATTATGCTCAATTAGACGCAGCACAAAAAGTATTATATAATGCTTACTCTATAGAGCCTGTATCAGAACAATTCTTGGTGACTTTGTATGATCTTATGTATAGAGATGATAATATTTTCTCTAAGAAATCAGATGGTATGGCATCTAGACTTACTTATATAAGTTTAAATAATGCAGCCTTTGATGAAACAATTGGTGCGTCATCATTTATTAATCCAAATGGAGATTTAGTTTATGGCCACCAACTTCCAACTTATCATCTGAAGGCAGTAGCTGCATTAAATAGTGTAAGTAAAATAGATGAATTATCAAACGATGAATACCTAAGCAACAATTATTTATTAAATAATGAAGCATTTAGAAATTTATCATCTCAAGGTAGAATAAAAGTAATTAGAATTGCAGGTAGTAAAATAAAATCCATTGTTACAACAGATCTTAATGATGGTGTTGCAGAAGACATATTAAATACATCTTTAAATGATAGTAAGTCTACACAAAGCTTTGGAGAGTTCACACCAAAAGAGTTTGCTGTATCATTAATTAACAACTATGTATCTAATTTTAATAGAAGAAAAGGAGATGTTGATTCAGTAGAGGGTGTTGGTAAATTGCCTATAGCAACTGCACCTGTATTTTTAAGAGTAATGGAAGCAGCCAATACAGGAGACCTGGTGTCTTTACCTGTAATAAAAGCAGTAACCATGAATGGTGAAAATGTTGAGCTTACACCACAACTTGTAAATGCATTTATAGATAGAATAGGTTCAGAGTTTGAAAGAATAAATAGAGAAGCTATTGCTTTTGATGAACTTGGAGATAATATCCAAGGATATAACGATACTATGCAGGGTAGAGCATTTAGTTTTGTAAATACAGGTCTGTTGTTAGATCCTATTACTCAACAAACATTAGCTAATGTAGCTATCAAAGCAGGAGAACAAAAACAAGTAATGACTTTTGATCAAGGGGTCAAGTTAGCTTTAGGTGTCTCAAGTTCAATTATAAGAAAAGAAGTTACTGGAAATCTAAATGCGTCTTTTGAAGAGTTCAATGAATTAATTACAAAACTAAAAGTAAAAGATAATTTATCAACTCAAGTTAGGCAAGGATTGCAAGTAGGAGAGGGAGTTGCTAGAACAAAGGTTGAACTGGCAGGTAGTCAATTAAATTTAAATACCAACGAATCTCATAACCTTCAACAGATATTTTTTAATAACTGGATTAACGCAGCGTCTATCAATGATCTTCTATTAGGTGATCAAGCTGTGACACTACAAAGTATGGTTGATAAAGTTAAAAGAGCTAAGTTAAATAATGCTGCATACTATAGTGCATACAGTGCATTAACTGCTCCTGAACTTGGAATTAATCATGCAAGTACAAACTTTGATATGTTTGTATTTGATGAAATAACAGAGCAATCATCTTTAACAGGTAATAATATTGATAGTGCAGATGCACAAGCATACATTACAACTAAAGGATCAAGGTATGCTACATTTGGTTTTGGTAGGTTAAGCCCTTCTATGGCCAGCATGTATGACACACTTGACATCGGGGAGGCACCAACTAGTGATGCTATTTTTGGAACTGAAGAAAAACCTATAGGCCTTGCAAAAAAACAAGAACTTATAAATTCTAAAAAGTATGTTTACATGGACGGTAAAACAGCAGTTAAAATGTCTGTTACTGTCTTAACAAAAGACTATACTTCTAATTATAATGCAGAGTTAGGCAAGTGGGAAGCTAAACCAACTATGAAACAGCTTCATTATTTACGTGAGCAAATGGAAGCTAATGAAGAAGCTAATAAAAACTTTGCTATGGCTGCTCCATTATCAGCTGTAAAGATGATGAAGGATACTGTAAACAAATTAAATGATGACTCTAGCGGTTTTGATTTAAGTCAGGATTTAAAATCTACCAAATTAAATACAGAGTATTTAGGACTTCAAGTTGTTCAGCCATCTAATAAGATGGAAATTACTGACATGACTCAGATTAAAGATATAATTACATCAGAGCAAGATGATACTGTTGAAGTTCCTGGAATGGGCTTAAATGAAAGCGGTAAGGTAATGACAATTGGTGATGTAAGAAGATTATATAATGATGCAATATCACAAAGGGTAACACTAAAATATAAAAATAAAAGAAATCTGGTATTTAATTTTGATACAGTATTAGATGAATTTAAATTATCTAAAAAGAAAGGTGCTATAACACCTAACCTTGGAGCATTTTTAGATTATGCACAAAATTCTTTAAAGGCCTCTGGCTCAGCATCAAATTTATTAGAGTTTTTTACATCAGATAAAAATGAACAAAAGTTTAATCTTAATAATCCTTTTACGGCTAAGAAGTATGAACAACTATTCCTTTCATACTTTAGTAAGGGAACCTTAAGAGAAAGCGTTCCTGGTACAGCCTTGGCTTTAGTATCATCTTTTGGTACTAGATACTATAGAAAAGTGTATGAAGTTAAAAATGGTATACCGGTAAGATCAGAAATATTAAGGGCAACCCAATACAAAGGTGACGCTGCAGACAGAGTTCCTGGAGATGGTGTTTATCCAGAAGGTATAGTTATTCTAGATGTTTTAAGAACAGGAATGATGGGTTATACTAACCCTGCTGATGAATCTACTAAAACAGGTGAAAGATATAGTGAAGTTGTTATGCCAGCAATGGATAAGAATGTAATGGACTTGATTGCTAATACAGGTGCTAATATCCCTGAAGTTATATCTAAGATGTTTGGTGTGCGTATACCAACTCAAGATAAACACTCTGCTGTAAACATAAAGGTTGTAGATTTTCTACCTGCTTATTATGGTTCTTCTGCTATATTTCCTAAAGAAATAGTTGAAGTATCAGGTGCAGATTTTGATATAGATAAAGTATATGCAAAAATTAAAGAGTATTATTTAGATAAAAATAATAATTTTATAGAGTTTGGTAAAGGTGATCCATATACAGAGTATGTTAAAAATATAAACAACCTAACAGCCAAACCAGATACAGTTTATAATAAAGCTGCATCAATGTTTAATAATGATCAGCTTGCTATTAGAATGGATAATGCTTTATCCCCGCAAGAAATGAATAGATTAACTGATCAAGAAGGTGAGAATAAATTTAATGAGAATTCTTTAAGAGCTGCTTTAGCTCTTGGTTTGCCAGCAACTAAAAATCAGTTTGCTGACTATGTTAAAAAGCACGGTAACCCTAATGAAGCAGTATTAAATAATAATATTTTAGACTATAGTTATGCACTTGTTGGTAATGAAGGTATGACAGGTAATGAATTACTTAGACAAGATCTTAAAAAAGATTTACCTATTGCATATCAAGCAGCAGATATAGAAGTATTGAAGACTGCATTTGACCAACTTGTAGCTAATCCAGAAATACAACTTTTTAAAGATAGACAAGATTCTCCTGTTGATGTAGATTCACTGACTGGTATGATTAAATCTTTTGAAGCAAACAAGGGAGCAGCTATTGGTGCTGTAGTATTACCTAACGTATATCTTAATTTATTAACTGAATATAATATTCAGCTATTTAAACCTTTTAAATTAGGCAATGATACATATAATGGGTTTGGAGAAAAGCTTATCAACGGAGAGAGAAAACAAGATATAATTTCTTCTTTAGTTACAATGGAAACAGATAATGCTAAAGAAAGGTTTATATCTAAATTGGGATTAAACATACATGCTGTAGGTATGGCTGCCAATATGATTTCACTAGGTATACCTTTAGAAACAACATTGCTTTTATTAAACTCTGCTGAAGTTAGAGATCTATATGACTTATCTCAGAACAAAGTTGATAATACATCTCCAAGTTTAAAGGCATTAGTTAGTAGTAGAATAACATCTTTAAAAGCAAAAGTAACAGAAGAAAAAAATAAAAATGGAAAAGTAAAGTTTGCCTTAGTAGATAAAAACTTACTTGTAAAAGCTGTAGATAGCACTAAAGACTTAAGTGATAATGAAAGATTACAAATCTTATACGCTTTTCAAAGGCTAGACAAAATAAAAAATTGGACTTCAAAAATGAGACCTGCTGTTGTTTTATCACAAGGGTTGCCTCAAAATGTTCCAAGTATTAAGAAGAACATTGAAGATTTACAATTTCTGTTTGGAAGTGAAGCTCAAGCAGATGTAAGTAAAATTTTTAAAAGCAATACATGGCAAAGTAATAACCTTAAAATCTTTAGTCAGATTTACACAGATCTATTACCAAATGCTCTTTTAACAATGTCTCCTGAGTTTATAGAAATATTACGCCCAGTTAATGATAATCTAGATGTTGATAATGATAACTTTGGATTTGAAACTGCAGCAAAAGTAGAACAAGATTTACTTTCTTATTTAACAATAAAGAGCTATCAGCATTTATTAAACAATAGTTCTGGCAATGCAGCACCGGTTACAAACAATTTAATTTATCCTGGTCCAATAAATGAAGCAGACTTATCTATTGTTAAAATGATAAGGGATGAAAAAACAAGAAGGTCAGAGAACAATGAAGAAACTAATTTCTTTTTAGATTCATTTGTAGGAACTGAGTATGCAACTGACAACGGGAATAGAACAGGATTAAACATAGCTACTGCAAATACTTGGAGAAGATTAAATGCAGCAAACATGATTGATCTTCAAACTTCTTTTGCAAAATTATATGGTGGATTAGAAACAAGAGATTTAGCAATATCTATTCTTCATTATATGATGGTTAAAGACGGCTTGCAATTGAAGTATGGTTCTTTATTAAAAGCAATGAGCCCCTTTGTTATGGAAAAGTATCTTAATAATGTAGATACAGTTGAACTAGCATTAAAAGGAATTGTCCCTTATGAGAAAGCATTTGGCATAACAAAAGAAGAACTTATAGAAGAATTTAAGGAAGGTTACTTACAGTCTAATCCAACAGGTCCTATACTACGTAACTATAAAACAAGTGAACCATTTCTTGAATATCTTCCTGTTGAAGAAGTAGTTTATCTTCAAGATGAAATGGAAGATAATGGTAAAATGGTTGATTACTTTAGATTAGATCTTAGTGATCCTATAACTAAAATGTATAAGCTTTTTAAACGTGATCAGGATGTAGACACTGAGAATGGAAAAGTTGCATATAAATTAGTTCCATCAATGGGATCTAACCAGCAATTTGCTGCAGGTTTTGTAGGTGGTCCAAGATTAACATATGATCAGACAAGAAATATCAACAGTAACATTCCAGCTAATAAAGCTGTTAAACCAGCAGAACAAGCTGGTGAGTCTGCTGGTGCAAGTGTTGGTGTTAGCGCTGTAGAAACAGAGCAAAAACAAGATGTATTAAGAACTCCTGGTGCAATCATTGAAGTTACAAACAACAGCCTAGAGGTAAAAGAAAATGAAGGAGATAAAAATACTAATATAGCAGATACAGCAAAAGCACTTGAAGAGTTGTCAGGTTTAACAGCAAGTGGTATCTTTGATGAAGTGGCTAATGCTGATATGGAGAACAACTCACAGAGCTTAGATTCTAAGACTGAAGAACAACAAAGTCAAGAAGATCAATTAAAACTAGATTTAACTGAGTCAGAAGAAATAAGTGAGGTTGCAAGTCTTGAGCAATGGTGGGCTGATAATGTTGCTGGTAATACAGAGGCAGAAAAGAAAATGAGTGAGCAAGGTATAAGCTCTTTACAAGATGCTATGTTTGCATATGGAGATTTGTTTTCACAAACGGAGCTTGGAGAACAAGAACTAATAGATAGACTTAAATGTTTACTATAATAAAAAGATAAGAAATGGCTAAATGTTATAATAGAAATGATCCTGGATATCAAGCATTAAAAGATGTTTATAAATCTGATTTACGTACTTCTCAAGTTATTAGTAATTGGCAAGAGGTAAACGAATCTGATATTTTTCCAAGTCCTGTTCAAGCTAAAGCAATGGTTTCTGATCAAAAGATTGTATTTAGTTTACAGCAAAAAGACTTTGGTACAGCTGTGCTTGATAATGTAAGAAGAGAAAAAATTGGAAGTAGATTAGCGGGACAGTTTCTTATAAATAATTCTAATCCTGATACTTTACTATATGATGAGTCTTTTTTGCAAAATAATTTAAAAAGATTTTATAGGTATTTAGAAATTAATAATATACCTGAATCAGCTTTTAGTGTAACTAGAACAAAACAAAGTTATAAAATAGAGCCTATTAACAGTGTATTTACTAGAAGAGATCTATTAGAAAAATCAAGATCTTGGGATACAAATAGATCAAGAGCTGTAGTGATGCATTTAAAAAGAATGTTTCCACAGGTTGATGTAAAAATGATATCAGTTGAACAAGCCAGAGTATTATTAGAAAGCTTGCCAAAGTATAATACCAAAGATGTAGGGTTTAAAAATGTTAAGTCTTTTTATTATAATGGAGTAGCATACTTAATTAAAGGTAGAGTTACTGATGAAATAGCAATTGAAGAAATGCTGCACCCTTTTATAGATGCAGTAAAAATGGAAAATGAACAACTGTTTAATAATTTATTAGATGAAGCAGTAACTAATTTTCCTGAACTATCCGAACAAATAAAAGATGCATACAATAATCAATCTAGAAACTTTAGTGAAACAGAAAGAGATCTAGAAATTGTAACGCAGGCTTTGGCCAGACACTTCAAAAAAGAATATGAAAGTAAACCAACAAAAGGTTTCTTAAACGCAATTGGTGAATTATTAGAATGGTTTAAAAGCGTTATAGAAAACTTAAGTATTTATCTTACAGGTAGACCCTTACCTGTGTCAGCTATAGTAGCTAGCACATCTATGAGTGATATAGCAAAACTACTAAATACAGAAGGAATTCAGTTTAAGTTGGAGAAAAGAGTAAATGGAAATGTAAGATATAACTTATCAAAAGAAAAAGCATCTGAATTAAAAGCAGCAAGAGCTAAAGCAAATCCACTTCAAAAGCCAATAATAGATCAACTATTTAATCTAGCTCAACTTGAAAAACAAGTAGTACATCAGTTTTCTACTTCTGAAAAAAACGCTGCTGCTGGTGATACACTGGTAGTATTAAATGAAAAAGATCATGTGTACTATAATCCAAATAAGACCAAAGATATATATACATCAGCTACAACAGCTATCAAAGGAGTCTTATCTCCAACTAAAGTAGTTGAACATAGACTTAATCTTGAAATTGGTAATGAAGTAGATACTTTATTGGAAGGCGTTATTGGAGACTTAAAATTTAATGCTGCATATAAAAACCTAAAGACCAATAATATATCTAAGGAAAAAGCAAAAGAGGTATATGATACATTAGATTCTATAATAGAAAACTACCGTGAGACAGGATCAATTATTTTATCACAAGTAGTATTGTTTGATGAAGAAACAAAAATAGCAGGTATGGCTGATATTTTTATCATTGATGCAAAGGGTAAAATTAGAATTTTTGACTTAAAGACAAGTAAAAATAACCTGGATGATGTAAATGATGATGGTATTAAAAAGTATAATTTTCCATACTCATTGGGTAATGACAGCAGGCTTTTGCAATACGGTGTAACTAAGTTGTCTACACGAGCACAACACAACCTACAGGTCTCTTTATACAGAAGGATGGCTGAGAACATGGGTTATGAGGTTGCATATGATGAGTTTGCTATGGCAACTATACATTTCCATGTAGGAGTAGAAGGAAAAGGTGTTGATCAAGTATTTAATGGTGAGGTAAATTATGATAGAATAGAGCCACATCCAATAAGCACTCAGTTAGATAAGGTAAATAAATTAATACCTATATCAAGGAACTCTGCTAAGAAAGACTCACTGTCAAAAAAACAACGTGATGCATACAATGCAAGGTGGGATGGTAAAAATGAAAAGACAGAAACAACAGAGCAAGATAAAAAAGATGCAGAAGGATATACAGAATATAATATTCATGCCGGTCTACTAGAAAACTATATGAATAGACTAATTGATAAGAGAGATCTTATACCTTTAGTAAAGAATAGTATTTATCTTCAGTCTACTCAACAAAAAGAGATTGATCAGATATCAAAGACCATTGCATATATTGCAATTGCACTGTCTGAAGATGCCGGAAAACAATCAGTTGTTTTATCTGAGGTATTGCAGGATGCATTACAACAAATAAAAGAATTTAGGGCTTATATGGAAGACCCTAATAACATTGATAAGCCTGAGTATTTATCATATGCATTACATTTTGAAAAATATCTAGAAACATTTAAAGGCCTATATGAGTTAACAGATCTAATTGGCTTAAACAATACACAGAAAAATTTAATTTTATCACTACAAACTCAGCTGAATGCACTTAACGGGTCTAAGTCAGACAGAGGTATTGTTGACAATGCATTATATGATTACGTTCAAGAGCAAGTAAGACAAAAGTCTAGTAATGATTATGGTGGTGAAGGAAGTTACTTCACTAAAGAAGACCTTGATTTGGTCATGAAATTTGCTGCAGACATTGATGGAATAGAGTATCAGACCAGAGACATGGATACATCAGGAGATGTTTTGCTTTCTGTCATGGCTAAAATTAGAAAGGTACAAACACAAAAATTATTAGATAAGGTATCACAAAGAGAAAGTATAATTAGAGCTGCAGGGCAAAAACTAGTTAAACTTAATCCAGGCATAGATCTAAAAGATCTTTATAATTTTATGCTTGAGTTTGTAGAGATTGACGGAGACCAAGTATTTAGTGGACAGTATGTAAAAGCACTAAGCCAAAAGTATAATATAAAGCAAGATAAATTAAGATCTGTTTTATCAGATAATGAAGGTACATGGTATGAGTATAGACCAGTATTTAATTTAGAAGAAGCTCAAAAAACAAAGCAAGGTAGAGAAGATATTAAGTGGAACATAGACTTAGCCAATAAGAAAAGAGCATACAGTGATTTTTTTCAAGCAGAAGATAAAGATGAAAATGACAAGCTAATAGATGGTATGTACCATAAGTATACTCAAGAATTTAAAAACGCAAGAGCTAAGTATGAAATTTGGAATCCTGGTACTGAAGCAGCTACAAGAGGTTATTGGCAAAAAAGAGAAAGTGTTACACAAGCAGATTGGATTACATACCGTGCTAGATACTTTGATAGAAAGCCTTATACAAAAGCAAATAGAGTAAACGGTGCACCAGATGGTACAATTCAGATTGTAGGAGAAAACTTTGATGCTGTAAGGCCAGAGTATGTAGAAGCAGTATTAGAACCAAGAAATGGGGACAGCATGACTAATCCAAAATACAAAGATATTATGGATCCTAATAAGACAGATGCTTTATCTATTGCACAAAGAGAGTTTTATGAAATGTATGTAAATATGTTTGAAAAAGACCTTCTTAAAAAAATACCAATTGGTATAGCAGCTGACATGTTAGGAAGAGCACCTTTAGTAATGAACAGATTATTAGATCAAGTGTCTAGTAAAGGAACTTTGTATAGTAAGATGTATGCTAAGGCTGCCCGTACTAAGGCTTGGAATATGTTTAAAACAACTCAGCAGCAAAAAAATATACAAGTAGACAATCAGGGTTATATAATAAATCAACTTCCAATATACTATACAGGTAGACCAAGAACAGATGAAGAAAGAGCTAGTGTTCAAAAAGATATTGATATATTAAAAGATCTATATAAGAAGAATAAAATAACAAGAGATCAATACAAGGATGATATTGCTATTTTAAATGGTAAGATGTCTAAGATTATGTCTACTCCAGCATTGGGACAAATAGACACAGATATGGCTTCTAGTTTACTTAAGTTTAGTGCAATGGCAGAAAACTTTGAAACAATGGGTCAAATTGATGATACACTAAATGCTTTTGTTAAAGTTATTGAACAAAGAACATACACACCTGCCCCGTCAGCTGGAATAAACTTGGTTAGCAGAACAGCTAATAAAATAATAACTAACGTAGGTACTAAAGCTAATAGAACTGAACAACAAAAGAATGTTGTAAGAAGAGCTAAAAAGTTTATGTCAATGGTTCATTATGATAATGAATTAGTAACTAAAGGTGCATGGGATAAAATAGCTGATGGTATTATTCAGTTTTCTTCTTTATCATATGTAGCATTTAACCCGTTTGGTAACTTTAATAACTACTTAATTGGTAGACTAAACAATAATGTAGAAGCATTAGGTGGTAGATTCTATTCTCAAGCTGCATTTAAAAGAGCAACCTGGGAATTTAATAAAAGAGCCTTACCAGCATTAGTACAAAGAACATCACACGGAGGTGCAGAAGATTTACTTGACGTAGTTACATTAGGAGTAATACCCGGATTAGCTAAAGCAGATTATAATAAAAAATTACCTAATAATAAATATGAGGCTTTTGTTGACAGGTTTAGAATGATGGATAACATGGCTGATCTACGTGAACAAAGTATGGCTACTGATGGAGGTAAGAGCTGGTTTGATAGAGCAACTGAATGGGGTTATATAATGCAGGATGCTGCCGAGTATAACTCTCAAACTAAAGTTGGTATGGCTATCTTAATGGATTATATGATAGAGGATGACGGAGGTAACTCTTTATCTTTATTTGATGCTTTTGAATATGATACAAAAACTCATAGTAACATTTTAAAACCAGGATATAAGTTTCTTATTAAAAGAGATGGTAGCAAGGTTGAATGGAATGATGATATGAGATATGAAATAAGAAATGAAATCAGAGAAGTCAACAAGCAGATTCACGGTAACTACGCTAAAGATGATAGAATGGTTTTACAATCTCATACCCTTGGGAATCTTGCTGTTCAATTTAAAAAGTGGGTTGCTCCTGCAATTAGAGCAAGATATCAAAGAGAGTATTTTGATCAGAACTTAGGATGGATGGAAGGTAGATATAGATCTGCTTTATCATTTATAAACTATGCAATGAAAGAGGTCTTTGTAAATCAGAACACTCATTTTAAAACAATGGGTAAAGATTATATGGATTCTCAAGTAAACTACTATAGTAATGAAAAGTATGGTGTAGATAGAAAGTATGGAGAAGGAGGTAACATGGATCAAAGAGCTAAGAATAAACTATTTGGTTTTTATAGAACTATGGGTGAATTAGGAATAATGTTTAGTGTTATGTTCACTTCAATGATGCTTGATAAAATTTTAAGAGGAGATGATGATGATACTGATTTTGAAAAAAGACTTAAAAACTTAACAAGATACCAAGCAGATAGAGCTTATAAAGAATTGGTATTATTTATGCCTTCTTTTGCCGGTGCTAAGCAAATTGATCAAATGGCAAACTCTCCTATTGCTTCTGCTAGATCTGTAACAGAAATGTCAGAGTTCCTGGAAATGTTTATTGTTGGAAATGCCAGATATGGATTATCAAAAATAACAGGTAATGAAGAAAAATTCTTATCTAACTCTTCATATGTATATCAAAGAGGAGATAGAAAAGGAGAATTTAAAGTTCATAAAAACTTTAGAGATGTATTTCCAATTGTTTATTCAATACAAAAATGGAAATCTTATATTAAGAATGCTGATTTCTATATTAAATAAGACAATTTAACAGGTTTAAACCCTGATTTTGACACAAAATTTGTGTATATTATTATATAGGATACAAGGAAAAATGAAATATATATTATCTTTATTATTAGTAATACTCTTAACGTTCTCATCTTGTGGTACATACAACTTATCTACAAGCTATAAGATCAAAAGTGTTTTAACAATAACAGAAAAAGGTGACACACTTGCTGTCCCTGTTAGAGACTTTAAGTTTAGAATATTACGTCAAGAGGATCCTTTTAGATATAATTATAATCAAAATTGGCAATATAGAAACTGGAATTACTATAATGTACCTAACATTAATGTTAGAAATACAAACACCCCACCTGTAATGTACACAAGACCAGTATCTATAGCAATAATTAAACCTACAAAGCCAATTAAAATTGCTCCAACAGTTAAGCCAAAGAAAAATTAAATTTAACAATGACAACTAAACTATTCATAGTGAGCATAACAGCATTCTGCACGTATTTATGTACGTACTTTTTTGATTTATCAATGGAAAACATGGAACAATACTTAGCTGTTTGTTCAGTATTATGGTTAGATGGCATTTTTGGAGTTTGGGCTGGCTGTAAAAGAGAAGGATTTAAAACCTATAAAGCATTAAGAATAACAAAGAACACCTTTACATGGTTAGCAATCCTGACCGTTATTCTTATGATAGAAAAAGGCTTTGCAGGAACAGGTTGGCTATCCGAAGTAATTGTAGTACCCTTTATGATACTACAACTTATAAGTGCTTTAAAGAATGCTTCTATGGCAGGCCTAATAAAGACAGCAGAGCTTAATAAAATCTTAGATAGAATTGACAATCACAAAGGACTTAGAAAATAGAGTCCTTTTTTAATTACTGAGATAAATATGTTTGTATAAAATGCACAGTCCATGCAATCAAACCATTTAAGTTCAATACAACTAAGTTCCATTGCTTACGAGATGCTGTTTGAACTATAACAAAAACAAAACCTATCATAAATAAAACTGGTTCTAAAGTCCATTGAGCAGAAATCAAAAAGCCTGCACCCATGTAACCTACACGGGATGCAACTTTCTGATAAGTAGTAAGTTTATTATTATAAGAAAATAAGCTAATTATATTTTCTTTTAATTTACCCTTCACAACTTGAACATTCTAATATATTACGAGCAAAATCTTGTGCACTGCTTTTACTAAATTGATAGTATAAAGTTTTTACACCTTCTTCCCAAGCATACATATATAATTTGTTTATATCTTTAGCTGAGACAGATGGATCTATCATTAAGTTTAATGACTGTGATTGATCAATATACTTTTGTCTTTGTGCTGCCTGCAATACAATCTCTTTTGGAGATATCTCAACAAATGATTTGAATACTTCTTTGGTTGGAAAATCTAAGTGTTGTACACTACCATCTTTCTTTAAGATAGACATCCAAGTCTTGTCTGTATTTAGACCGTGCTTCTCAAGCTCCTCTTCTAAAAATGGGTTCTTGTAAATAGTCTTAGACTTAGCAAGGTCTTTAATAAAGTAGTTAGACTTGATAGGCTCTATACCCATAGATACAGCACCGTGTATAAATGAACTAGACTTAGTAGGTGCAATAGCCATCAAAGTAGTATTAGCATAACCTTCTCTAAGAGATCTATACCCGTAATCTTTGTGTAGTTCTCTAGAAGCAATCTCACTTCTGTCTTTAAGTGTTCTAAAGATCTCACTGTTTAATCCTTTAGCTTGCAATGAGTCAAACTCAATAAGCTTAGACTGAAACAAAGAGTGGTATCCTAAAACACCAAGTCCAATTGCTCTATGCTTCTCAGCAAAGTTAAACGCTCTCTTCATACCCGGCATAGTCTCAGACTTAATAATGAATTCATCCATTACTGCATTTAAGAAATATACATATGTTTCAATTGC